ATCATATGTATTCTGAATATACACAATCTTTTCATATATGGTGCGTGTATCGGTACGCTGACAGTGGATTCCGAGGGCCACCCGCATCCACATATGTTGCGGACGTTCGACAATATCTCCGTTACAACGCATCAAATACGATCTCTCGAGAGTCTTGAACCCGAAATAATCGATGAAATAATCGCGCTGATGTTGAATCATTTGTTGAAGCGCTTCATGGACAAGATATGGACCTGGGCCCGGTGCGCTTCCATTTCTAGGCGTATCGATGATTTCATGAAGAAAATCCCATACTTGTTTGCTAATAATCGGCACGTGTTTGCCGTGGGAGTCGCGATATTCATATAGCCGACGCATCGCATCATAAAACCCGCCTGGAATATTTTTATGTGCGTTGGAAATAATAATATAGGATGCGAGCGTGCCATAATCGGGGTGCTGAACCGCCATCATCGCGCACTGCTGTGCCGTTAGTTCGTCGATTTTCGTCGTTGGAATGTTGTCAAATAACTGGTCGATGATTTTTATGACGAGTGTCGTATAATTTACACTAGTGATACCTGCCTCTTTACCGAGTTTCTTTAGGCGAGCGAGGATTTTATCGAATGCGACAATCTCGCGATCCCCACTACGTTTGATAACATGCATATCTGTCGCGGAATCGGCGGCGGATCCAGACATCGTCGTAACTTCTTTTGTATATTATATATAATATCGACGGTTTAATATCTATTCAGGACGTGTGAGCGTAATGAAATATTGTAAGGAATACTTGGCGTTATTTTTACTTGTCGTAGCCGTAGTTATTGTCGGTCCTCTCATCGACGCGATTCATGATTTTAGCACTATTCGTGGTGATGGCACCAATAATAAGCGCGAAGGATTTGCCGCCGACCGCGTTCCTTCAGGTGAATATCCGCGCGAAGTCGAAGAGCCGCTGTTGTATCCAACCTATCCTAAGAAGGCGGGGCCAGAATACGGCGTGGTTCTCCGCGAAAATGATAGCGAGAACAATTCTCGGCTATACCCCGTCGCTGCGAAACTCAGCAGCTACGACCAATCCACCAATAATGTGCGTGATTGGGTGACTCCGGATAACGGTTCGTGTAAGCCTGCTGGGATGTGTGGGGCATTATACGCACCTAAGGCGCCGGCCGAGTATGTCGTCCCGGACCCCCTGCCGATGAACCACCCAGCACGTCGGGTAGGGTTTTATGCGGTTGGGGCGTAATGGAATAGAAATAGAATAATGTATGTTATTCTTATTATTGAGTTATATCCAATAATAAGACAATTCAACGATGACTTTCACCCGATTCAACGGCGTCTTGTAGAACGGGACTTTCTACGCAATACGCGCTTGGATTTCTTGTATTTACGAGAGGGGCGACGGCGACGGCGACGCGAACCGCCGGTGGCCGAGCTGCCCTCCTCTCTATTCTTAGAATCACGATCCAGCCTTCTTTGTATTATTACATTCTGGAGTCCTACTCGTCGGGTCATCCTTAAATTCGTTTTATCCAACTTTACTTTCAAATCTACTGCGTTAGTAATTGTCAAAATATCAGCCTTACTCGTTTTACAATATTCTAAACCTTCACCGAACAACTTCATAATCAAGTCAATATTTGGGTGATTTCCAAACACGGCATATTTATATTCATTGATTTCCGATGGGTTGTCTACATATATTACATAATTGTGATCGTCAATCAACGCATATTGCCCAGCATTTCGTACGGGATTGTACCCATCTATTACTAAATCAGCCTCTATCTCTAACGTTTTTTGACGGTTGTCAGATACTTCTAAACCTGGATTTAACATCAAATCAGCCACTCTTTGTGGGTTTCTGTAATCCCGGATAATAAAAAATTCTCCTTTCATATTCGTATAAATTTCAAAAACGGTACGATCTGCTATTCTTCTTTCGTGAGTAGCCATATTCTTATTCCGCGAGAGGATAATATAAAAATCTTGTTATAAAATAACATAATATTTTATTACCAATCCAAAAATACTCTAAATGTTCGACGGTATATAAATCCCTACATCACACCTTACTATCATCAATTTCAAGGTCGTTTATTTTAAAACAGTTGATTAGAACTTCGGATGGACCTTTTGTTACGCGGTGTTTCGCTCCGCCGCCGACGCCGTATTTTTTGTTCGTTTGGGCGGCGGCGGAGGCGGCATTATTGTTCATCGCCGCCATCAACGTCGCCATATTCGTCGCAGTCGCTTCGCTTCCATTATTCGACAACGCACATTCCAGTTTTATGATTTTCAATTCGGTCCCGGCGTCGGACGCCCCTGCCGCAATTCGTCGTTTCACCGGCGCGCGATGTTCATACCCGGTCTTTCGCTCTTCTTCGATCATCGACCATACATTCTCAAGAACTTTCACCGCTTCAGAGAACCAAAGACGATTCCGGCGAACAAGAACGCAACTGTATTCATCCAAATACCAGTAAATCGTCCGCACCCATACACTTCGAAGCCGCTCATGTTTCGCAAACATTTCCGCCTCCCACTTATCGAATTCATACTGCGAAATCCCAAAGGGGGCATATTCATACAGTTGTGTCGGGGTCACGATATGTCCGTATTGTGTCACCGCCGGCGCGGTTTGAAACCACAAAATAATCCCCTTTTCATTCCCTTTCGCAGTATATCCTTCTTTGATTGTTCCATCCGCGTCATAATCTTCCTTACTCTCGTATTCTTTGAACCGGGTTTCCACGAAATCGCATTCATCTAAGTCGCATACTTCCATCTGAATCTGTGTTTGAATCCAGTATTCTTCTTTGGGGTGCCCGGTAATCTCTCGGTTAAAGATATTCTTAATCTCCACCATCCGACCATACATCGGCGACTTTGCATCGATATTGATTCCGTCGGGAGATGCGCCGATGAATGGATAGTTATCATGCTGAATACATCCAAATTCACCTAATGTCGTTTTGTTTCGGTGTTCATATACCATGACGGTAACAGGCTCGTATCGTTGGCCCCAATGAAGTGGTGAATTCACCGGTCCTTGAAGAGGTGTTGGCGGACTCTGATTCGCCGACCCCGAAACCGCCGCTGCCGCCGCTTCTGTCTGACTTTTACACTTTTCATAGACAAGTTGATTGACCGATGCTTGCGACCCAAACGCTTTTGATGCCGCACTCGCCGTGATTAAATTATTACGACGGGCATACCATTCCGGTGTTCGCTGGTCGGGTTGCGGTTTTTCTTGAAGTATGCGAATTTTTGCGCTCATCGATGCGGCATCAATACCGGAGCAAGAGCGTGTCGCAACCGATACACGAGGTGGCGCGATTTCATCGTAAAATCTCTCGGCGATCTCATGATATAATTCCTGAATATATACATCGAGGACTTCATTTAGCGCTTCTGCTTCGGCTGCGGTAGCAGTAGAGAAATTCGACCTTACTGGGAAAGCGAATTCCGCGAAGTAGTCGCACAAATAGCTGTCAATCCACGTTCCAACGACTTCTTCTGTATCGAAGTCCTCGCGCTTGAATTCCAATATATTCTCTCGCGCAACGTCGGCCAGTTCATCAAGCGCGTTGTTGATAATGATCTCTCGATCTTCATCGGTTGGAAGGAGTGAATATGGTGATGCTGTGTGTGTTTCGGCGGCGTCGTCGTCGTCGTCGTCGTTGTCGGTGAGTGTGGCGTCGCTGTCGATATCGGTTCGTTCATAATTGTCGTCATTATATACATTATTGATGATTTTAGCATTTTGAATCATAATCCATATAATAAATACATAAATAATATAAATGCGTTTATATCTGTACATAACGCATTTCTATTATTCAATTTAATTTTATATCCGGGTATAGTAGTAATTCATATTTTATAATATCGTCTCGTCATCGTAGAATGGTCGGCGCGGGATTATTGCCGGCTGCTGTTCATAAGGGCGAGATTTATTTATTGTTTGGTCGAGAGAATGAACTCAACGATACGCCTGGATGGGCTGATTTTGGTGGTGGATCAAAGCGCAACGAAACCCCGCTGGATGTTGCCGCTAGAGAAGGAAGCGAAGAGCTAAACGGCTTACTTGGATCAAGAAGCGAGTTAAAAAAAGTGGCTGTTCGACATAAAATCGCGGAGCTTAAATTTAAAACATATACAACGATTGTGTTTAAAACTGAATATGACGATAAATTAGAGGAATATTACCGTAATAACTATCGTTTCTTTGAGAAATACTTGCCTGCCGCGAAAAAGAACCCGGATAATGGTCTGCTTGAAAAGGCGGAAATCAAATGGTTTTCATTTGCCGACCTGCGAAAGAACCGTGCGAAGTTTAGACCATTCTACCGCAATATGGTGGATATTATATTGGAGCATGAAGACGAAATTAGACGCAAACTAATTCGTCCGATATGTGGTCCAAAGTGTAGTTTCAAGATTACACGTAAAGAAGGACGCGTTATGAAGTCAAAACGGCGTAGTATGAAAAAGACAACGCGGCGATCGAGGCGGCGCTATATAAAATGATAGTCAAAGCAAGGATCCGGCGCAGAAATATCCGCGGGTGTTCCACATGCGTCGGCAGATCCCATTTTTCGCTTCTTTGACATATTTGTTGCCGGAGCAAGTGATTTAAGTGTAGATTGACGCTTTTCACAGCGTTTAAGTGTGAATTTTTTGAAACCAGCATGATAAATGAGGCATGGAATGCTTGTAATCGAGCCAGTTGCTTTATCATAAATAACATCCTTCGCGCGCATGAGTTTTTTCTGTTCGAGTGCGCCAACAAGAAATTGATAAAGAGAATTTATTTCTTGATCTGTATGATTTTCGGTTTTTCCATGGCGTGTAGCAAATTCTTTTAATTTTCCGATCTTTGCGGATTTGTCTAATTTATTCCATGGGTCGCTTTTGTTCGCGTTTTTTTCATTTTCAAGAATATCGTCGATATTTGGATTTGTAATGACGTCCGGTTTCAATAAATTGTAATTACCGGTGAGAAGCATATTTTTGTAATTGATGTTTTTAAGTGCTGCGTCATCTGGATCATTTACAACTACATTAGGTGTTGTTTCGGTTGTAATGTTCTGCTGTGGTCCATTTTTTGTCACAGAAGAATCACCAGCTGTGCTGATTTGGGCGGATGCGGAAGCAGCTTTACGAGGCATTTGATATATAATATACAAAGATGACTTAAAGTTGTTTTTTGTATATTATGGTTATTTACATGGGCCGAATCATGTATGGCTTGATTGAAGAACCAATATTTGGCGGAAGTTCGCGTGGTTGAACCGGCATAGGCAACGATTTGGGTTTCGGTGCCGGGCAACGATTAAAGTTGGTTGTGTTGCCGTTGAATGCGTTAATATTCAACGAAAACTTTGCTTCGGGAGCAAAGGAGGCGTCAGATGCCGCGAAGGCGGAAGCGGAAGAGAAAGCGGGATTCAAAGACATTTTATGATATAGTGTTATATTTTTGTTTTATGTCAATTTTTATTATTCGCGTGGTCATTCTCGTAAAATTGAAATCTTATTTTTGTTTCATGTATGATGCGACGACCAGATACGAGATAGTGACCGCGGCATACATAATGAACCTGTTCATTCTCTCGCTAGACCCCACAAATATCGCGAAATATATGATGGACAAACATATCGCCAAAATAATTCTGGAAGCTGTTCAAATGTTATGTACAACACAACGCCTGCTCACCGCCGCCGCCGGAATGAAAGAATGTGACCCCTGTGTCTATAAAATCGCACACAAAAATCACCCAGTTACAATTTGGTGCCGCGCAGCACAGGCCAACTTCATATGGACCCTAGACCTCATCGACGCAATGCATGCGGAATGGAAATACAGATACGGACATCCAGCACACAAGGAACACAAATCATACAGCGTGGCCCAATACTTACGCCGTAATGTGCCGCCACCACACGCATTCGAAAAGGTTCGCATTCCAGGGGTAATGACGCCTTTCGCACTTGCGATGCCCGATGAATACAAGATTCGCAGCGCCGACCCAGAACGCAACACAGGAACGAGTCACGGCGCCGACATTTATGACGCGGTTGCTTCCTACCGGAGTTATTATTTGTCCGACCCCAAGCGCCGCATCGCAAAATGGGCAAAAAAGCGCGAAATGCCATTGTGGTATGCTCGCGGATTACGGAAAGTCGAAGGTCGGCCTGCGCCAAAACTCATTATAAAAAACATAAACAGGCAGTTGTAATAGAAATAGGTAAGAACCACTTTTTATTTCATTCACTTGTTCATTCGCGATGTCAATTCTCATTTGCGGTGCGTCTAGTTCGGTTGGTCGCGACCTTTGCGAATTACTTGATCGAGAGAATATTCGTTACGACGGGACATTTTACAAATACTATAACTATGAACGCATGTGTCATAACGACCGCACATTTTGCGAACGTGATAATATGTTTCAGGTCGATTTTACGAACGAGGAAGAAGTAAGCGCATTTTTTAACGCGAATAAGTCTCGATGGCGTGTTTGTGTATATCTAATTGCAGAGAGAAATATTGAGAGATGTCAGCAAAATTGGAATATGGCGATGCGTATGAATGTCGATAGTGTTGATTATATGTCAGGACTTTGCGCGAAAGAGGGTATCTATTTTATTCATTTATCAACGGATTATGTGTTTGATGGGACCACGCAACCTTCCTTCGCAACATCGAGTGTAAATCCGATTCAAAATTATGGAATTAGTAAATTGTTGTCGGAGTATCGCGTACAAAAAAATTATACACAATCGATTACATTAGCATCATGTCTATCGAGTATTGGATTTTCCGCGCCAAATTATTGTATTATTCGAACACCGACAGTATATACGAACAATCGCTCATCGCCCTTATATAATAATACCGTAACCTCTTTAGCAAAGCAGGTTATGGATCTTCGACATAGAACTGTGGGTGTGGGTGTCGGCGTTGATCACCATGAAATACAACGTCCGCTGTATATCCCTGACCTCTGTATATTTATTCGCGTGATTGCGATGGTTGCGATTGATAATTTGTCAGGAATCAGCAGTATTCGAAGTAGTAGCGGTGCCAACCCGCCAAAATTTAGTGGTATATATCATTTTTACAATCCAGATAATCGTTTGACGAAATACGAAATTACAAAGAAAATTGCCGAATATATGAATCTACCTTGTTTTCATCTCGTCGGGAATGGTGCTGGTGACCAACATAAAATGAATATACCGATACCGTATGATCCGCAACTATTCGATACACGATTCAATATTCGCAATTATTTTACACATACATTCGATGAAACGATTCCACATGTATTCTCTCGATTCAAACATCCGAAAATCGGTAGCAGGGGCAGCAGCGGTGCTCCGACCTATTTTCTTTTATTCGACCTTGATGGCACACTCGTCCATACATCATACGCACATTATCGCAGTTATTTGGAGGTTTTTCGTAATCGCGGATTGTCGTTTATGTCATATTCTGAATGGAAGACATATATTTGTTATAAAAATGTCCATTCATTTTTAGAAGAGATTGCGGCCAAGATTTCCGGTAATGATTTTATTCAGACGGAAAGAATTCTCTCGGAAATACGAAATGAAAAGCTGGAGGCATTCAAGATATATGCGCCGTTATATGTAACGCCAACAAAGAATGCGCTGGATATGATACGTTGGATTGAAAAACACCCGCATACAATAAATGCGGTGATTGTTGCGAATTGCTCGCAAGAGACCGCTGATATTATTTGCTCAGTCGTTCCTGAATTGAAAACAATCACAAAATGGTGTCTTCGGGACTTTGAAACACCTGGGACCGAGACCGAGACCACGAATCCCAAAAAGGATATTTATCAGAGAGCAAAATCCATGTATTACAATCAAGAAGAGTATATCATCGGTTTTGAAAATACACATGTTGGATATAAATCTTTGTCAAATATAACCCCGATTGTATATTATTACATCGATGACACAGAGGTATCCAGTTATGGTTCCGAGAGAATCGACGCGTTTATTTTCGACGATTACCGAAGTGTATATGATGCTGTGTAATACCCGACAAACGTATAAATACTTTAACTATATTATAGTATTTATACAATCATAGTAAAGAATACAAATATGACACATACAATCATTAATAAATTTTCAATAAATGGAATATACGAACACTATTCATGTGGAGGCCCTGGATCACACCCCGGCGCAAAAACAGGTTTCATTCATCGCACGATGTATTTTCCGCATCAAGACGACGCTGAAATCTCTCGAATCATCGCTGCGCATTCTCGATTTGTTGTTCTAATTCAGCAAAATGAATATGCTGTTTCGCTTTTTCAACGAGATATACTGCCGTTGATCCATAACGCTCAAAAACCATATGTTATTATTAGTTGTATGGATGATATGACATTTCCAGATGAAGTAGTGGGGTCATTTTTCGGCTCGGTTGGCGATGACTCGAAAACGTCTTTGTTTCGTAGATGGTTCGCAATAAATTGTAGGTCTCGCGAATATTGGCCCCCTCTTCCTAAGAACAAAATCACTCCGATTCCATATGGTATCGATTATTGGACGCTTACTCGTCGTGTGTCATGGACTAATACACCAATGGCATCCGCGATAGCACAGGACCGGCATATCTCGCGACTTTGTTCGACGGTAATACATTTCACAAAACGCCCTTTGATAGATTGCGCGTATATCAACTTTCAATTCAACCTAGACGGAAATGGAGGTGCTGAGAGAAATCATGCGTTTCAAACGATACCGAGAGATGTGATGTCTCTTCAAGAAACACCGTGTAATCGATATGAAACATGGGGCGCGTATTCTCAACATGCGTTTGTCGTTAGTCCGCGAGGCAACGGTATCGATACGATACGAACATGGGAAGCGCTGATGCTTGGATGTATCGTTATTGTGCGCAGGATCGTGACACCAGGAACGCCAGCGCCACCACCAATAGAAGAATTGTATGCCGACTTACCCGTCGTAATGATAGACAGTTGGTCAGAAGTAACGAGAGAATTCTTGGCAAAAAATCTCTCGGAATTCGCAAAACGATCCGCCAACAACGAGTTTCGATATGAAAAATTAACGATGAAGTATTGGATTGAACAGATTGAGTCGGCGTTTGAAACAGGCGATATTTAGTGTATGTTATATGTAATCGTTTCACTCGTATTATTTTTCGTTTATTTTAATTTCGGCATAACGTATGAAAAAAATCGAGATACAAGGAAAACGAAACCAAGATAAAATGAAACAGATGGACGATCCAAACGCAACGATCGAGAGAAAAATTCAACCCAAACGAGCAAAACTCGTATCGGATGACTTCTATACATGTGACCAATCTCTCACTTTAGACATATTGAAAGCTTACGTGGCGGATCTATCAATCGGAATTGGTGGAATACAAGAGAATAACGATGCCGACAAGACTTCAAACGATGAAGTTTTATCGATCATACTTCGAGAGATTGATGGCAAACGTAAAGCGTATATTTATCAAGATAAACAACATAACATATACGATCCTCGATACACCATCAGCACGAACCGTATCGTGGAACTGTTGGTAGAAAGCGAGTTCGTATGTCACTACTGTCGAGAGATTTGTCAGGTGATGTATAAAGAAGCGATGTGTAGGCGTCAATGGACCTTAGACCGGATCGATAATAACTACGGACATAACGATAAGAATGTAGTTATTGCGTGTTTGGACTGTAACTTGAAACGTGGAACGATGGATTCTGAGAGATTCAGGATGGGAAAGCAATTTACTTTTCGGAAATTGGAATAATATTCTATCGAAATATTCTATCGAAATATTCTATCGAAATATTCTATCGAAATATTCTATCGAAATATTCTATCGAAATATTCTATAGAATATATAGTAATAATAATGACCAATAAAATAATAAAATCAAGAACAAGAATACGGTCATCGCGTAAATATAGAAAACGAGATGTGCGTAAAAATAGTAGTAAGAGGCGAAATAAAACTACAAAACGCGATGTATTCAATCAAAGAAAAAGGATGACGGTTAAAATGAAAGGCGGTGCTGGGTTATGGAGTTGTAAATGCAAAGATCTGCCAAAAGCCGACGAAGATATAAGTAAAGATATAAGTAAAGATATAAGTAAGCAAAATATTGATCCCAAATTAAAAAAATTAATTGAACTACAGGAAGCGTTTAATAAGCAGGCTTTACCACAACCACAGTCTGCTTTACAACCACCATCACAACAAGTATCCGCAGCAGCGGTGGCAGCGACGACGGCAGCAGCACTTCAATTACAACAGCAACAACTACAACAACAACAGCAACAACAATATCTACAACAGCAACAACTACAACAACAACAGCCACAACAATATCTACAACAGCAACAACTACAACAACAACAGCCACAACAATATCTACAACAGCCACAACAATTACAATTACAGCAACAATTACAACAACAGCAACAACTACAACAACAACAGCAACAACAATATCTACAACAGCCACAACAATATCTACAACAGCCACAACAATTACAATTACAGCAACAATTACAACAACAACAACAAGAACAACAACTACTAAGACAACAAGAACAACTACTACGCCAACATCTCCCACAATTCCCACAATCCAACGTGTTGCCCGTAACGCATCCTGCGACCGACGGTCGCGTGGCTCCTCTTAAAGAACCCTCATCAGCTACTCATGATATTCATATTAACGTCGATGATTATCCACACGTACCCCCTGGTTCTCTTTATAGTTCTATAGATTCTCGAGATTCTCGAGATTCTCAAATTCGCCGAGTTATCCCTTGGCAGGGACTTAGAAACAGTACTGTGGGTTTTAGTAAAGAACCATCTCGTCAAATTCCACCTCCTCAAGGTTCTCCTCGTTATCCTCAGCGTATTCCTCCTATTGAAACTACTCGTCAATCTTATTTTGGAAATAAAGGTTATTATTATCATTCTGGAATAAAACGTGATATGATACGAAATACAGAAGATGGAAAATATTTTATTTATGGAAAGCATAAAGGTATTCAGTTGCCGTACGATTTGATACCTGGCGAACAAATTTTAAAAATAAACGGGCAGGATCCTAATCCGACAAACATCGCTTCTTTATTTAGTTCATCGAATAAAGACGAAACGACTACGCTAACACTTGAGAATAATGATGGTGGAACTACTCCACCACGTAGAACAATTACAATAAAATACCCTATAGAATATGGCGCTGTGTAAAGGCAATTCATAATATTGAAAACGATCGCCGAGTATAATAAATATTATAACTATATATAATATATATCGTTATGAAACACATAACAAAAAAAAGAGTTTCACGCGGACGAAAACGGGGTCAAGTTCGAACTCAGGCTCGACCTCGAAAACGCGCAAGTGTTACTCGTCATTGCAAAAAGAATAAGTCAAGACGTGGTTTTTATACAAAAAAAAGAAAGGTCATGGTGGGAGGTGTTAAACCGGACGGTTGGGATGAGATGACATTCCCTCAACAAATTTCATATGTTTATGATGATAGATTTTGGGGGAATTTAGATGATGAAACAAAGATAGAATTTATAAATAAAATTCCAAATGATATTTCATTGAGCCTTAGATTAAATTCGTTAAATAATTATAGTAATAACTCTAAAGCGGTAACAGATGCTATAGCAAATCGTAGGTCTTCCCTAGCATCTCCGGCAGCGGCAGTAGCACCGGAAGCTAGCCTATCACCGAAATCGTCTCCAAGGTTTCCGCCGCTACCCGATTTTTCTACAGTTTCTTTAAAAGCCCTCAACGCCCAGAACGCCGACTTATCAAGACATCCTAGTTCTCCCGCATACTCATCAAGAGGATCACACCCATTTCAACCAGACCCATTTCAACCACACTCATTTCAACCACACTCATTTCAACACGCTGACATACCGCGTCCATTAGATTCACAAGGATCATCACCACCAGTTGATCCAGTTGTAGTATCGTCGACTACATCCCCACGACCATATTTAGAACCGCCTGAAACATCATCATCGAGCCCACCGCCGCCATACGCATCAACTATGATGTATCAACCGCCTTCAACACCACCGCCAGGTTCGATAGACTCGTCGGCATCACATGAATCACCTGTATCGGCGCGAACACAAGAACAACCATTAGAGGACAAAACTTTCGCACCACCATCAGAAAGCAAATCATCATCATCAGAAAGCAAATCATCATCATCAGAAAGCAAATCATCATCATCAGAAAGCATTTCATCATCATCAGAAAGCATTCCACCACCGCCTTCACAATCACCACCGCCTTCACAATCATCTAACATCAATGAGGAGGTTCTTTCACCACCGAATCTTTTAGGTTATTCACCACCGGTACATGATATTCCTAACGAACCAGGAACAATTAAAGCAGTAAAAACAAAACAAACTAATAAATCGGATAAAAACACTAGAACAGTAATTTGTGATTGCACACGGTCATCTACAACCCACACACCCATTTCACCCACACCCACACCCACATCAAGTCGTTTTACTCAGGCTAAAAATTGGTTTAAAAGAAATAAAGCATAACTTCTTCACGCATACAACTTGCTGTCCTCGACATTCCGTGTGACCTCCTTGATAAATTTATCTGCGTCGAGCAGTTCGTTGATATTTTCAGCCCAGTCCCGGCGATACCGAAACAGGAATCCAACCAACCCAGCCATCGTTATCGTTTTCTTTTGGATATGTTCATAGAACTTGTCAAAGTCACGGTCGATTTCTTCCTGCGTGAGTTCCTCCTTTCGCATCATCGCGCGAAATAGGTGCTTGACATCCACTTTCTTCGGATAGTTCATATGAATAATCAAGTCTGTTCGTCCCTGTCGCAGCAAAGCATGATCCAAGTTCTCTGGATGATTCGTTGTAATGAATGAAATGAGGCCTTTACGGGAAAACACACCGTCCAATAGGTTCAAAAGATGACTGAATGTGAATTGGCTCTTATTTGCTTCGGAACTCGTGCGTTTCTCGAAAAGACAGTCGATGTCTTCGAAAAGAAGAACGGACTTCGGCGGAATATCACGAAACGCGGCAAGAGCAGTATTATTATCCACGTCATGATTAATCGAGAAGATACACAGGCTATATCCGATCTCTCGACACATCGCTTTAATAATACTCGTCTTGCCGCTTCCTGGAATTCCTGTCAGTAAATAGTTCTTCTTATACGGAATCCCGAATTCGTCATATTCCTTCTCCTTCTTCAAAAAATCCGTAATATCGGTGCGGAGTTTCAGTTTCAGTTTTTCATCGAAATAAACGGTGTCAAGCGTGCGCGATGGGATTTTGTTATAACGCATCCACTCGCCATATTTTGACATGACATATACGTGAAGTTTGGTTTCATCGCATTCGTTGTTTTCAAGGAAATTGTCGCTTTCACGGTAAAAGTGATGGAAGAGTTCTGGTGAATCGGCAAGAATCGTCATTGATTCGAATTTCTCTGCGCCGTCATGACAACCTACGGTTACTTCTTCTTGGTGATATGACATTCGGAACTCAGCAGTCCTTTCTGGCTCGTGTTTGGTTGCTGGAATTGTATATGTATATTTATAGTCACCATACCCCATCTGCGCATAACAGTAATCGTCTTTGTCATATCTGTAAGGACGACGGCGGAGTTTAATCGGAGTTGGTGCTGGTGACGGTGATGAATTAGCGTTGGCGTCACATGTTGTTGGTGATAAATAAACCAAATTATTTATTGTATGATACACATACAGCAAGATTTGATTGATGATACCAGGATTATTTGTATAATACTCATACTGCCCTGCGGGCATTTTTTTTAGATCGACCACGAGTTTTGTCGGCGGTTGTTCGTTTCCAGCTTCGCTATCGGTGTCGCTTGATTCTTGCGTTTTAAGCATCGCGTTGGCGATTCGTTCGTCGCCGAGTTTTGGAGATTCGGAATCAGCTCGTTCGAGAGACATCAGTTTGGTTATGTCGTTATATACCATCATGAAATACGTTTATATGCTATATTGACCGACTCAAATCGGGCAAAAACCGATAGAAATCGGGCAAAAACCGATAGAAATCGGTTTAAATACTAACCCTTTATGTTTATTACACGAGTCTATTCCTACATTCGCAAATGTTGGCTTTTCAGCATCCTCTCAAAGACACACACACACCCGCACACACACACACGCAACCCCTCGCCCATGGAACCAGTATCTATAACACACAAAACGACCTTCTTCTTCATAAAGTCCTGCGGTTCTACCATGAAAACGGCGGCGAAAATATGGAGAAAATGCTCGCCGTGATCAACGGAACCACGAATATATCTCTCCGTATTATGGACTGGTTTGTTACGAATTATTCGAAGAAGCATTATACGGTCTATGACCTCGAAGGCAGCGGAACACCCCCCAAACGTTTCAAGGTCTATGTTGATTATAAGTTGAAGCTTCGCGCATATTCGAAGAAACGGTTCGACCCTTTCTGCCGCTGGGAACGAATCAACGTGCCGCATATGAGCGGGACTACCTATATTCAAACCACACTCGGGCAGCTGAATTTCTTTAAATGGGCGATCGAGAATCAGGTGCTTCGGTATATCCACGAGAATTATTCGGTGATTGAATCTGACATGAATATTCGGAACAACACGTCGCGTAAGATGGCGAAGTCGCATCAAACCTCTTCGGCAACTGTAGATGGATGTGAAATAAAGGTGGCCGACGCTGCCTACGACGACGACGCCACCGCTGCTCATGCAGCTGCTACAATATGCGTTACTGAGAAAGTAATGACGAAACCGAAAAACCGGAAGAAACGCGAGGAATTATCGTCTTCCGCAACAAAAAGTATTAAGAAAGAATTCGTGGATATCGTGATTACATTTGATTGAACCTCCTACTTATAATCGTCCGTAAATTAGATAAAAACAAATAATATTGTTAGTATAACTAAGAACATTATTCCGCGATGGGTAACCAAGTCAGCCTCGTTCCAAAAGTTAGCTATGAAGACATCCAAATGGTCGTATATCGAAATTCGCATGTCCAACATTCAACACTACTCATTAATACGATGCCTTCTACCTTACAACACTGTCTTATAAAAACAACGCTGGATATTCGTTTCGAAGAACGTGTTATAAATGCCCTCATTCACAAAACACCCAATATTATGATTATTGTTTATGGTAAAAATTCAAATGATATTACGATATTACACAAATATGACCAGCTGGTGAAACTCGGATTTACGAATGTTCATATCTACACCGGCGGTATATTCGAATGGATGCTTCTTCATGAAATCTACGGAAAAGAACTGTTTAAAATAACAAAATACGAAATCGATATTCTGCGTTATCGGCCAAAGTCGGTATTATTGGCTGCGATGGGCGGGATTGGCGGCTATATCGAAGACGGGGGTGGTGGTGGCGTAGGAAGCGAGACACGATATCCGAGAGATTTTAATAATGATAATAATAATAATAATAATAATAATGATAATAATAATGATAATAATGGCGATGATATTCGTATTCATATTCCAGATGAAACAACTGATCACGACAACGGGGGCAACGGCGGTGGAGGCATTATCGCAACAGGAATAAAATGGTTGTTCGGTTCATAAAAAACCAATATAAAAGTCGAATCATATGAATTACCATAAAGACACACACATACACACGCCTGAATGAAAATCTTCGTTCTTCACTATTCCAAACTGACCGACCGTAAGCGTCATATTATACAACAGTTTGAACGTCATGGTATCACCGAATACGATTTCATCGAGAAGTTTGATAAAGACACAATCACCGATGAAGAATGTCCCGAATTCAGCCGCGAGTATATCACCAGGCGCCGTGCGGAATTATCACTCCATCTTAAACATATATACTTATACCGATTGATTATTCGAGAGAATTATGATGAAGTTCTCGTATTTGAAGATGACGTGATTCTCTCGACCGGTTTCATGGAAATTCTAGCGCGATACATGACACAATTACCGAAGGATTATGACATGTTATTTATTGGAGATGGTTGTAATTTACATATTCCAAGAAGCATGCAGACGCCGAATCAGTATATTTATGAAAAATGCCTTCATGAAACTGCTTGGGGCGGCAACGGTGCGGCAAAATGTACCGATAGTTATATTATTAGCAACGTGTGTGCGAAAAAGATATGCGACTACATCGACGAGACTACTTCGACGAAGAAGATCGACCTCCCTGCGGATTGGTGGCTGAATGAAGTTGCGAGAGATCTATCCTTGAAAGTGTATTGGGCAGAGCCGACGATTGTAACACAGGGCTCGCAGAATGGCATGTATTCTAGGTCGTTGTAGAACTTATGAGAACATCTTCGTATAATACGCGAGTTCTAATTTTTCATATTTGAGTTCGCCTTTATCATGCTTGTCTTTGAAATCGGCCAACGCTGTAACCAACAATTGTAATGAAATATCTGACCATTTCTCTACAATAAGCACCGGTAATCCTTCGAACATTTCGTTGAATACCGTCGAACGAACTATCGGAATACAGCCGCATAATAACGCTTCCCATGTTCGATGACAATCCATTCCATTTCCGAAGGGTGATAATACGAATGCGAACCCGGTCATGTTCCGCCATGTTTGTATTCGTGGGATGAAAGTCGTTTGCTGAGAGATTAATTCCGAGGGTATTGCTCGAATCGCATCGACTCGGTCGTTAAAACGGTCAGGACAGAGCATAACATTTGAGTATATACGTATTTTACGCTGATGAAAGGGTTTCATGCTTTCACGGATTTCGCGAATAAGTGTACGTTCTTGGTCAAGTGGTGTGTAATCATTATCATTCGCGTTATCTACCCATCGATGGCTCGGATTCGCAAGAATCGTATGATAATCCAACCCGATAGGGATTTGTCGCAGTTTTTGTGTTACATTCTGTATTGCGTCTTCTAGTGTTTTCGGCGCATCTTCGGATTTAAATATCGCGGCATTTGCGGCCCAAAGTTTGGCAGTCTTCTCTTTTAGAAACGCACGACATGCTTGAATATCCATGTTCTGAGAGAATAACCCACGCAAGTTTGGATTCAACATAAACATCGCGAACATATTATGTTTCTCTCGCGGCACCGTTTCATGAAACATCGTTCGATCGCCGTCGCCGCATACTATATAATAAGGAACCTTGATTTGATTCGCATAAGTTTGTATGAATTCATAGAACGCATCACAACATATGTATATGGACACAGGCATCGTTCTCTCATCTCCGTCTTGTAATTGTTGAGCTATAAACGTACGAACATGTTCCAAGTCATTTGGGCTACTCGACCGTGGGTTCGATGAATGGGATGAACATGATTTCAATAAACCACGACTAGATACGAACTTACACGCGGCTTCGTGTGAAGATGTAGCTAGAGACATCAGGCAAAGAATAAGAATAAGAATAATAAAAAAAGGATTATGATTCAATAATGATATACTGAATCATAATATTTAATTCGTTTATTACGCAGACGCAGAGGCAGAGGCACGGAGCATCAATCCCCGTATAAATTCAGTAATAGACTCCATTCTATGTGACATGATCGTCGGGGTTTTATCTTCATTCGCGGGCAATTCAAGAAGCGGACAGTTTTTTGAGCGTATCCAGTCCTCGTGATACTTATGGCATCTCTCAATATACTCTGGCTGTATTGTTTCGCCGGCCCGCGCGCGCTTGTGAATACGTTCCACACAAACATCCGGTGACGCATGAATGTATACGATCCCTCCCAAAGGTACATCCGTCAAGAATTCATCAAACCATAGTGTGTAAATCTGTAATTCATCATGTGAGATGTCTCCAGTATCATACAACATTTTGGCGAACACATTCCTGTCCGTTTCCACGCTTCGCTCCGTAATAATCAACTTGATTTTCGGGTCTTTCACTGCCTTGCGAACTAATGCGAGGCGCGAAATATACGCCATCATCTGGAATTTGAACGCATATGCGCGAATATCTTTGTACATGTTGGTCAGAATGTTCACTCCGTCCTTGTCACACACCTGATTCCATAATGCGACGGGTTCGTCTAAAAAACACACTTCATCGTGAAACGATGTTATATTCGGAAATATTGGCGCGTCATCGCTGCTAGAGTTATTAATTCCATTTTTCAAATATTCTTCGTATTCTTCGCATGTAGTTGATTTTCCTGATCCGATATTTCCGTCAAAGCTTATAATAAGAGGAATCGGCATTTACCGTAATACGAATCACGACCGACGGCGCTGATATACAATACACCGTTATATTTAATTCAATTTACACACGCGATTTCGGTTGTAATACTTATATCGCTAAAATTGATATAAATGTTAATACATAATGTTAATGTATTGACGTTGAATATACGTGAAACACTTGCCGAATCTAAACGAATACTATGACGACTACTTCCGCAACCGATACGACACTCTGTCAAGTCAAGCTTACCGGCGAAGAATGGAATGGAATCGAAATTATGGAGCCAGAAGATGAAATGCGTATCTTGAAACTTATTATTGACGGGTTTCACGATGTGAATCATGTATTCAATCTTCATATGTCGCTTCTTTCACGATTGAAAATCACACTTACGCCGGAGATCGAAGATCACTTATTTCATGAATATTTCAAAAAACGTGTTGATCGTGTGATCAGCCAGCTGAATATACAGATCGATTGTGCGACAACGGTGGTGGCGACGGCGACGGCGACGGCGGTGGCCAACTTTGAAATCCGCGCCAAATCAAAGAACACGATGAAAAAGGTGGATTTGATGAGAATTCACAATATGAATACGACATTTGGTGGTTCCGGTGATACATTCGACCATCATATCATGAATACAATAGAAGCCATCGTTGAAACAAAAAATACAACGACCGGCGGCGGCGTCGGCGTCGGCGTCGGTGGCGTCGTCACGGGGCCGAATGAATGGATGAAGCATTATTATACGCTTAAACTAATGCTTCAGAAGTCGGTCGTCGGCGTGAATTCTCATATTATCGATTTTGCGAACTACGTTATCGAGTTATTCAAAGACCAAGTTCAAATGATCGGGTTTCTTCGTAATGCTTATCGGTTCATCGAACAAAATGATGCCGTATTCAAATACGCTGATTTCCAATTATACGACCATCAAAAACAATTATTCACCGTTGCGAAACGACCCCAAGCCAAGCTGATTCTTTATATCGCGCCAACAGGCACCGGAAAGACGCTTTCACCGCTTGGATTATCGGAAAAATACAAGATTATTTTCGTATGTGCTGCTCGACATGTAGGGTTGGCGCTCGCGAAGGCCGCGATATCCATGAAGAAACGTATCGCATTTGCGTTCGGGTGTAGCAATATCGACGATATTCGTCTTCATTATTTCGCGGCGAAGGAGGCCATTCGCGACAAACGCAGCGGACGTATTCGCAAAGTAGATAATAGCATCGGTGATAATGTCGAAATCATGATTTGCGATATTCGGTCTTACTTGCTTGCGATGCGGTATATGATGGCGTTTCATCCGCTTGACCAGCTATTGATGTATTGGGATGAACCGACCATATCGATGGACTATCCCGAACACGATCTTCATCCGATTATTCATCGCAATTGGAGCGCGAATTTGATTCCGAATGTGGTCTTGTCATCTGCTACGATGCCGCGCGAGGACGAAATCGTTGATGTGATTCAGGACTTCAAGGTCAAATTTCACGACAAGGGTGCGGAAGTATATAGTGTTATTAGTCATGACTTCAAAAAGTCGATCCCAATCGTAAATCAGGGCGGATTTATCGAACTTCCGCATTATATGTTTGGTGAAGATTATGACCGAGTGTTGGAATGTGTGGAACACTGTAAAACATACAAGACACTCATGCGGTATTTCGATCTGCGTGAAATTTTGCGGTTTATTGCGTTGGTTACAAAGTCGGTGAATGACGACGAAAGCGACAGCGACGGCGACGACGACAGCGACGGCGAACCCAATAACAAAAAGAAGGAGGACGATGATCCAGATACCGACGATAACCGCGGCCTTATTTTAACCTCTCAGCGATACCTTCCAGAAAATATGTTTGCCGATATTGGCGAAATCACGATGACAAGTATTAAGGAATATTACTTACTTCTTCTTGAAAATATCCGCCCGAAATACTGGCCTCGTGTATATGAAGCGTTGATTGGGGTTCGTCGCCCGAAATTCGAGTCAGTTGTTAATCTGTCCACGAGTGATGCGCATACACTCACCGACGGACCCACGATTTATCTTACCGAAAATGTCGATAAGGTGGCCGCGTTTATGCTTCAAATCGCAAAAATACCGAGTGTCGTTATGAGTGATATCATGGAAACGATCGATTTCAATACACGCGTTATCGAAGAACTCGCAAAGACCGAAAAGCTGATTAAGGATTTAGAAGGCGAATCTGCGGCTGAAACTAGCGGCGGTGGTGGTGGCGGTGGCGGTGGTGCCGACGAGAAGAAAACGCGGAAATTCACATCAGATACTCGCGTCAATCCTGAAACCGAACGACTTCATATTAAAGTGGAAGAATTGAAGAAATCCGTCAAATATACCGCGCTTCATGAACTCTTTGTACCGAACAGGTTAGAGCACCTTAAACGTTGGACGAAGCGTACCGCAATCACGAACGAATTCACTTCTTTCGTTGAAGATGAGGTGGTCGAGCAGATTATGCTTTTGAATGTCGCGACCCACTGGAAACTCCTCCTTCTCATGGGCATCGGCGCAATCACGAATGCGACCGACCAGAAATATACCGATATTATGAAGACGCTCGCGAAGCATCAGAAATTATACCTGATTATCACCGCAACAGACTATATCTATGGCACGAATTATCAGTTCTGTCATGGATATATTGGCAAGGATTTAGAGGGAATGTCGCAAGAAAAAGCGATTCAGTCGATGGGGCGTATCGGACGCGGTGCGATTCAACAAGATTATACAATCAGGGTGCGTCACGACGCGATTCTGCGCCATATCTTCACCGCGTTGCGAAGCTCGGAGAAACCAGAAGTGTGTGCGATGAATCGGTTGTTCGTTACAGACGCAGCGGAGGCTGATGCGTAGTGAAGCCGACATTACAATATCACCTGACCGAACATCTCTTCAATCAGTTTCTCCATCGTATCATATTGAAATGTCCAGCCCAACTTTTCTCGCGCTTTTGTTGCGTCGCCTAATAAAAATTCAACTTCACATGGACGGAAATATTTGGGGTTTATTTTTACTCGCGTCATGCCGGTGGCTGCGTCTTTGCCGATTTCATCGATCCCTTTTCCACTCCATTCGATTGTAATACCTTTTAACGCAAATGCCTTCTCGATGAAAGTGCGGATCATGTGGGTTTTTCCGGATGCGAGAACGAAATCCTCTGGCTGCTCTTGCTGAAGCATCAACCACATACCATAGACATAGTCTTTCGCATGCCCCCAGTCACGACGACTATCAATATTTCCCAATTCAATATATTCCTGTGTTCCATTTAGAATATTCTGGATTCCGTTTACAATTTTCATCGTAACGAAATTCTCTACACGACGACTACTTTCATGATTGAATAAAATTCCATTTACTGCGTATATACCGTATCCTTCGCGATACACTTTTGTAATATAATGAGCATATACTTTCGCGGCGGCGTAGGGTGAAACTGGATTAAATGGTGTGTTTTCGGTTTGAGGGGTTTCTTTCACCGCACCAAACATCTCGCTTGTACCGGCCTGATAAAATCGAATTCTATTTTTTATGGATGAGGGCAGCGTTCGTATCACTTCTAGGATGCGTAACACACCTGCGCCATCGACATCATTTGTGTATTCTGGTATTTCAAATGATATCGCAACATGGGATTGTGCAGCCAAATTATAAATCTCGAATACTTCAAAGTCCGGGTGTGTTTGAATAATATTGTGTATAAAATTCGATAACCCTGTTGTATCAGTCATGTCGCCATATCTCAGGTTGAGTTTATCGCGAATATGCTCAATTCTAGTACGCGAATATAAGAGGGATGTTCTGCGGACAATACCAAATACCTTATAGTCTTTTTGGAGTAATAATTCACTAAGATATGATCCATCTTGACCGGTGATTCCTGTGATAAATGCGAGTTTCGTCATATTTTCGTAGCGATATTGTTATTATTCATTATTCTTTATATTTTAACGAGAATACTTTTTCGATGAACGTGCGGATGGTCTGCGTTTTTCCACACTTTGGCGGCGCGTGCGTTTACTTTTTCTTTTTTTGTTTGTCTTCGATTTTCGTCTAGAACTACGCCTATCCATAAAATATAATATAGTTATTTTATATTTTATATTTTATATCTATAAACAGTAAAGAATATGAACCGCCCTCCTCGCCGCACCGCACTCCTTGTTGGTATCAACTACAACAACAACCCCGATGCCACCCTAAATGGTTGCTACAACGACGTAGTGAATGTCTCGCAGTATTTACGCACAGTTTTAGGATATTCCGCATCCTCCGTTAGCATCCTCACCGATGGGAATCGTGGTGACGCTGGTGCTGGAACTGCCTCCGCGTTGCCACCCACCCGCCTAAATATCCTCGCGGGTATCGCCGCCCTCGTCGACGGAATGGTCGCTGGCGATGAAGCCGTATTCCATTATTCAGGCCATGGGTCGCTCGTGCGTGATACAAATGGCGATGAAGCAACCGGACTTGACTCATGTCTTTGCCCACTTGATTATAATGCCCCCGCATCCGCCGGAGGTGGCATCATTACTGATGACGAAATCCGTGCGCTTCTCGTGAATAAGGTGCCTCGGGGTGCGCGCCTGTATGTTATCCTCGACTGTTGCCATAATGGCACCGGATGTGATGTGCGTTATAAATACGAGGATTTTAGTTTGCTTCTTAGACCACCGTTGGCCGGACGACCAGCGATTTGGCGAACCCAACAAAAGGCATTTGCCAGCGGAAAATATACCGATACTGCCGGCGAAGTATTCATGATTAGTGGTTCTCGTGATGAACAAACCTCCGCCGACGCATATATCAATAATGCGTTTGCGGGCGCGCTCACCTACGCGGTTTTCGCCATCCTTCGCGCGAATCAAGCCACTATCCAGGGGTATTCATGGAGCTCACTTCTTCGCGATGTCCGCCATTTTATGCGCGCCAACCGTTACACGCAAATTCCGCAGATCATGACCGGACAATTAATTTCTCCGGCACGACCAGTTTTTGCCATCGGGGCGTCGGTAGCCAGAAGTAGGGGAGGTGAAACTGGCGGATTACAACTGAGTTCCGGTTCGGTTGATATCATAACCGCAGGCGGCGGCGGTGGATCTAGGGGTCTCAGCGATTCATCTGCGGCTTTATATTTGTTGTCATCTAAACCAAACTCCGGTGTATCATCACGTCGCATTCCTCTACAATTTTTCATGTGAAGATAATTTTTGAGATTGTATGTGATGGTGGTTCCTCCATAAATATCAATAATAATGAAAAAATGTTATTCGGTTCATGTGAAACCCCAAAATAAATCATCAAAGGTCCTATTACCAGTATATCTAATATACGAATTTTCTGTCATTTAACACCAGACGTTGAAATATAACCAAGGATTAGCCCAAAAATTATAACAGAAATTTCGGTTGTATTCATACTATATATAATATCAAAATTAGAATTTTATGTTTCTGCTCTATATCATATGTGTATTCTAAAAAAATTGAAATGTTTTTTTTACAATATGCCGAAGACAGCGATTCAAGCAAACAACGAACGATGGCAGTAAATCCTAATTTGGCTACAATTATGCGGGTGATCGAAGAAAATCAAGAAAAAATGACCGAAGGAGAATATCTCGAAGCGATGAATGCTTTGGGTGCACTCCATCGTGAAGTTCCAGTCCAACAACAAGCTCAATCTTCCCACCAAGTGCGCGCGATTCCTCCGTCTTATGCTGCTGCCGCCGCCGCCCCTCTATTTGCGGGACAGCACATTCCAGAAGTCATGGGCGGCAACATTACGGAACTACGTGCGTGGGAGCGCGTGAAACAGTATCACCCCGATCCTTTTCAAAACCGAATTCGTGCGGAAGAATGGATGCTTCTACCTTACGAGACCCGGTATCGACTCTTGCGTGAAGCGACGGAGCATTTTGTCAACAAAAAAGAACCGTTACACCGCACACCAGAACCGTCAGTCTGTCCGTTCATCACACGTCACGCGGTCGGACTTTGGAGCGATGAAGACGGTGGCAACAAGAACTGGGAATGCGTATGCGGCTACCTTGGAAAAGTCCGGCACTGGAAGAAACACGAAGAGAGCGAGCGTCATCAGGAGTGGGCCACTCATCGTACCGTAAGCCGACGCAAAATACAAAAAATGAAGGCGTACATCAATGATGACGAAGTGGGCAACTTTGTTCACTTCGCAAGTTACGCGCCGAACCCGGCTGGACTGTATCCCGGCGGAATTCGATTCTATACGGTTTGGCAGGACAAAAATGAATGGACGCATCCGGAATTGTTTGCGGAGTTTCATCGACGCCCAATTCCGGTGTTTCACTTGGACGAGTGCGGCAACGTTGGCGAAACCACGACGACGTGGTATGTTCATCGCAGAAACATCTGGGCCAGGCAGTATGTTCAGTAAGTAAGTGTGTGTGTGTGTGTGTGTGTGTGTGTGTGTGTGTAAAGAGGTGCGGGTATGCCTCATTTTTTTATACGAATTCGGTCTTCAATGGTGTAAATAAAAAGTGTTAGAACACACACACACACACAAACTTACATCTTTTGATGCTCCATATATTTCGCGATGATATTCCGCATAATGTGAGCGGAATTGTCCTGAAACTCCATTCTGAACTCTTCCGGAAGCCGACTGATAATCGAAGCAAGAGTGGTGGTCGTGGAATCTTCTTCGGTCGCTTCGGCACTCATCTCCGTGGTGACTGCTTGTAATAGCTCCGATGCGGCGGTTGCCTCATCATACGTCGGCGGTGGCGAATTCACGATGAAGAAGTTGTCACAATTTTTTTGCGGCGTTTCACTCCACATGACGGTCCGCATCCATTCGTAATGCTCCTGAACCTTGTTTTCGTATTCCGTGCGGGGCCGGATGTCAAACCAGTCATCCTTGCTCTGAACAAGCATGACGATCCGGAAGTCGTTGGTGTAATGCTTGTGGTCGCCAGTCATTTCAATCCAAATTCGCGAGGGTTTCACGTGTTCCTTCTCGTAATCTTGATGCCTTTTCAGCAGCGCAGGTGGAATCGGCTTCTGCCAAGTTGATATGCTGCTATCATCAACCTTCTCTAAATGAAACCACTTGATACTCAGAGGACTGCGGTAAGACGCGATTTGATTCGCGTCGGTCTTCAGCCAGTGTTCGCTTTTACAGTATTTCGGCGTGTGTCCAATTTCACCACATCGCGCACATTGTTGTTCGAGAAGGGCCGGACACGTGATTCTTGAACCAAATTCCGGGCTGCTTTTCGTGTAATGTGTCTTACAGACTGCGAGAGGGAAGCCGCGATGCTGACAAAACGTACAGAAGCGTCGCATCTTTCTTGATTTCGTTTGGTTACGGACATCGACCGTTCGCGCCATGTCGGCCTTTTCTTTGTTTGCCGCATCCTGCTCTTCTTTTTCGTCATTCCATATATTCTTGAAACGTATTGGGGAGAAGAAGTTCCAACCTGGAACTATTTTCTTCATTTCGGCGGGGGGTATTCTTTCCAAACGGTATGGTGGGAGTTGAGCCATATCCAGGCGGCGGTATTTGGGCTCAGGAACTCTCGCACTCGTCGTCGTCGTATTCATCTTTGTCTGTTGCTTGTTGTCGCTGTAATTTGATGAATCATAAAAAAACATTTCAATTTATTCATGGGTTCGCATTCTTACCATCCAAACAGAGTTTTATTCATCCATTTCGCTGTCGTAGTCGTGTTCCTCTTTGAAATGAACCGACTTCATCGGTTTTCCGTTGTCCCACGCTCCTTCGAAGATGACGATCTCGCCACCATTACCAGATTTTTGAACATGAAGTCCGTAACCATGAAGCTTGTCATCTTTCCAAGTTCCAGCGTATTCGTGCCATTTGGCGAGATGAGCATTTTCGGCGGCTTCTTCGCTTGTGTAGTTTTTCAGGGGCATACCATAGACAAATGCGGGCGTGCGAAGAGTCCCGCGTCCATGGCGCAAATGGCTTAGACCGCCGTTCGTGATGCTTGTGGGGTCATTCATGCGCATATGCCCCATATAAACGGTTCCATCCGAGTAACTGTATATGTGTTCTTGAACTGCGAGTTGGGCGGCGTCAGCTGCTTCGATTTGTCTTGCCATTTTTTCTCTTTCTAAAAATTCGATGATAGACGGGTTCAGATACTGTGTTTCAGACCAGGGATGATCCATTCACGCTGAGATATGCCATCATAGGATAAAAACATTTCAATTTAATGGAATGGAATAGAATGGAATAAAAAGTGTTAGTTCATAGACACATACATAGTTAGCTTACCTGCGGCGTTCGTGCTTTTGGCGGTTTTACTGTCCGCAGTTGAATGGCATCTGGCTCTGGTCGTCGCACACGGCGATGAAGTCGTATTCGACGCTTGTGGTGAGGTTTGACATCATGACGTTTTGGAGAAACTCGCTGGTCATTTGTTCCGGGTCGAAGACAAAGGACTCGGTGTTGTCTTCATCGCCCCAGTTGGACGCGTGGTTGAGTTGAACCTTGCGCACATCGACCGCAGGAAGTGCTGGTTGCGGTTCTTCGTTGGCGGCACCGACAGCGTGTTTTGACGCGCAAAGAGCAGTCGATTCAAGGTTCAAACGCACACGAGGTCCGTGATGATGAGCGTATGGCTCACGACGGCGTTGTGGTTGTTCTTCTGGTTCTTGCCTTTTCAACGCAGCTTGAAGCCATGGCTTGGACTGACGGTCTTGCTGACGGTAGTATGCGTCATCACGGTCTCGAATTTCACGCTCGGTGCGTTCGGTGTCTTCGCGTAACGTGTTGTAACCGTAACGGCGCTCTTCACGGCGAGGCTGCTGCTCACGCTCGATGTAGCGATCTTCGTTGCGCCGAGGCTGCTGCTCACGCTCGATGTAGCGCTCTTCGTTGCGGCGAGGCTGCTGCTCACGCTCGATGTAACGCTCTTCGTTGCGGCGAGGCTGCTGCTCACGCTCGATGTAACGCTCTTCGCGGCGACTGTTGTATTCGGGGCAGTAAGACGACGTATGTCCGGGATTGTGGCAAATTCGGCAGGCTTGATTCAGGAGTGTTGGACAGACGACTTTTCCTTCGGGTCCGGGCTGGTTCTTTACGAAGTGACTGGTATATTCCTTCTCTGATTTTCCGGCATCACGGCACACCTTACAAAATGGGGTGGCAGCGACGGCGGCGGTATTGCGGCTGGTAGTATTTCTGGACGACGACATTTGTGTATTCGATTGATTGTTTCTGATAGAAGCTCTGTTGATGACTGATTTGAAGAAAAACATTTCAATTTTTTTTCAAATGCTTGAATTCCAGCAGAATCATGTTATTTCTTTACTCCAAATGACCCGCCGTCATCATGATCGCCGAAAAGGAATGTGTAAATTCTTCCAAGTCTTTTTCGGTTAGGTCGCTTCGTCTTCCGCGAGGTACCTTAGGGGTCGATACGTCATCGTCTTCTATCGTCGCGGAGTTAGAAGACGCATGTAGTTTGTTATAAAGGGGCATATCGGGCGTTTATATATTATACTAACATATTTGTTTATGTAGATATTATGAACGATGGTATTTATGTATTATAGTCTATCAAATCCACCGCATATTTCTCATATATTTTCTCTTTTAGTTTCGAGATTTCGAGAGAAATCCTTGTTTCCGTAATCGCCGGGGTTGAAGAGTCGAGCGGATTCGGTACAATAAATGTATGACTAGACGTCCATCGATATCCGTTGCTATTATCCTTTTGATCATATACGAGAGATAATGTAGCTGACGATGACGACTGCCGTATAACACGTAATGTAGTATATTTCGGTAAATATTTATTATATATGGACCATCGATTCTCGCACATCGTAGTCGTAGCGACGGATGTAGAATTATCCGCCATATCAGGAATCGCCTTTTCTAAATCCGAGACAACTTGGTTCGCCTCTTCCAACTTTTCATGTAATGAGATTTTCCCCGATTTTGAACTGACCCACGGGCGCGAGAGCTTGGGATGCGACTCGACCTTGAAATATTCTCTCGAAACACGTTTTCCATTTTTAAGATTCACGAACTCCCGATAATATACAACATACTTCTTCATCATTTGTTGCGTGATACCCTGCGGCAGCGTCTGTGCCGTATGTTTTCTCTCGCGTTTGTCGTTTCTAGCAGACGGCAGGGCGATGCTGCTGCTGCTGCTGGGTTCGGCGGTGGCGTCGGCAGGTTCCATTTTGTATATCCACCGTATAAAACATATAAAAATGAAACGCTCCTAAATATCAAAGACCCACGCGATGAACGCAATCCAGCAAGCAAAACGTTCTCTTTATGGCGGACTCATCTTCAAGTGTTCGCAAATCGGGTTCGCGTTGCGGAGCACGCTGTGTTATACCAACCGGATTAATGTAGGGATTCATGATTACGCGGAATACGCCGCACAGTTACGCGACGGAGATTCCATTTTCATATCGACAAGAGAAACCGAAGTACCGATTCATACCCTCGTCGCGATTCTGCGAGCACGTAATGTTCGTGTGATCTTTTATATCATGGAAGAACCGCTTGTTGCGTGGGAGTTTGTCGAGAGATTGCTTCCAGTAAGTATTCGGATTCTGGTTCAGAATAATACCTACGACCACCCGAAGGTAGGTATTATGCCGATTGGAATACGGGATTGCGGATCGATCGTTTTGATGCATAACCGATTTCATCATTCGTGTTTGTATGAGAAGGGGGTCTCGATGCTTCGCACGCAAACGTGGGCGGATATGCGGCCGATAAAATGTTTACTGTGTTTCAGCGTATGGACACACCCGACTCGTCAGGAGTGCTATGATTTGTTTTCGTCATCGTCATTCGTATATAACCTCAACGATGACCCCGCACCAGAACGACGCGAAGAACGAGATAAACGTGACACACCGGAGTATTTTTATGAGAAGATTCCTCCGGCGGTGATCTATGATAAGACGCTGGAAAGCCGATATGCGCTTTGCCCGCGGGGGTGCGGCGTCGATACCCACCGGTTCTATGAATGTATTTACTTAGGTTGCGTTCCGATTGTTCTCCGGACTCATACGGTGTTTGACCGGTTGTATCGCGAGTTTCCATGTCTCGTTGTCGAGAGATGGACGGATATAACCGAAGACCTGCTAGACCGATCCTACCCAGATTGTTTCGCTAGGATGCGCGATTTTCACGCACGGTATCCGCGGTTTTTGACGGACCTGGATAGTATTGAGGGGTTGTTGAGAGGGCTATGCGAAGCGAAGCGGAGCTGAGCGTAATACCGGATTTTTAGTATTATATTAGTATATATTTAGATGCCTTCGACTACCCGTCGCCGCCGTAGTTGGTCCATGAAATACAAGCGCAGTATCATCTGCCGACGTCCGCGCGGATTCTCTCAGCGCCAGCATTGTAAATATGGACGGCGGGGATGGAAGACAACGATGACGCGGCGCATCAAATCCAAATCCACGAGAGATTAAATTGAAATCATCTTAATGAATAATAGTATAAATGTATCGGCATCGTGAATTGTATTATTCAATAGAGATGAACTCGTTTATTCGTAATTTTGTTGCGCGTGTGAGTTCTTTGGTCGTAACACCATCATCATCCGTGGTGGCTGCGGCTCCCGCATTAGGACGCTGGGGCATTCAATATGACGAAAAGGTTATCGACCGCAAAATCACGCAAGCAAATGAAGACCACTGCGGGTGTTGTGTTGTCGCCGAGAACCCGAAGAAAGAAGCAGCGCCGACGTCGGCGAAGAAGAACAGTAGCGTGATGCGGTATGAGAAAACGGAGGAGTATTTATTGCCGTATGTAATGTAATGAAATAAAATATAACCAATACGTATATTCTATTTTTATGATGATAAACTGGACGAATGTGTTTCAGCTTTTACCATCCATATTAGCGGGTGTTATTCTTATTATAATAATGGTGGCTCAAATAAACAGCCCGAGTGCGACCATTCCGCATATTGACATTTCGACGGCGTATGTCGAGTATTTGCTTTCTTTCATCGCAAGTTTCGTGCTCTTGTATTGGATGCTGGCTCCATTTTATTACCTACTTCGGGGTGACAGGTCGACTATTGTTTCAAGTGGTTTGTTGTTTTTGATCGGTTATGCCTTTCTGGCCATAATACTGAGCCCGTTTGGTTTGTTAAGCATTCGTTTCTTTATAGAAGACGAGACTTATGCGAAATATATTTCGATGAGTACAATCGTAAGCACCATCGTGGTGTTGTATTTTACGTTTAGGGCCGCGTTGGGTTGAACGCGCGCGGCGCAGCTGTCAATAAAAAATATATATTCTCTCGTTACTTCATAACACAATCCACAACGAACATGAATCTCAACTTCAACCTTACAAAATACGCCGGCGTTATGGCGTTTTACGCCGTGCTCACGTACGTCGTGTTCCCAGCCATCGCCTATTTCTTATTCGGAAAGACCTTGGAGGCAGCCGGCAACGGTTTCATCGCCGGAAGTGTCGTATCGGTGGTTCTGTGGCGGATGGTTGGGATGGGGATGGTGAAAGGAGCGTAAGCGGGCGTGACTCGGAATTACAAATGCCGTTTGATAATATACGCGCTTAATAACCCTGTAATCGTCGAAAAGAATAACACGGTTTTGAATATCTTAAAAAATTCATCTTTATCTGGAATGTGAATTTTTATTTGGTCGCTAATACGTATATATTCGTGTTGTTTATGCTCGCCATTCTTTCCGATATTGAAATGGATAAGCGCTTCCATAAAAAATATAATAAATGTGATAAAAGTGATAACAATAAAGATGACTTTCATTTTTTATTATATATAATCCCGAGAATATCATTTCTGGGGATATCGTCCTATTTTAGATGGACGATTCAATAATACTCAAACATGAAATCCGGGTCACCGGTGATGTTGCGAAGAATATGTGTCGTGTAGGCGCGTTCAACCGCGTCGGCTTCATAATAATTCCAATATGCGTCTTGAAGGCTCAAGTCGGGGTAGCGCGTATTATTTCTACTCTGAACATTAGTGAAGTGGCTCATCGTGCAATAATGAGGTGAAGGCGGATAATCATTTTTTACAAAGACGCCTTTGCTATTCAGGTGGGCAAATTCCGGTCGTTTTTCGCGGATGAGGTACATTTTACCGGGTATAAGTTCGATTGGAGGGACAAGGCGTAGTGGTCGCATCTGTGTTGTGGGGGTGTTGGATTGTTTATGATATTGGCCGGAAATAAAAATACTTACGATTCAATTTTATTATTGATTGGTTTAGTGTAATGAAGTCAATCCGTTAATCCATCGCCCCCGCCCCGTATTTTGCCTCTACTTTCTCTTTCATTTTCACGATTTCATCCTCGATTGTATAATTTTCAGGCAATACCATCCGCAATCCTTCGCGAACACCGGTGTCGGGTCGTCTTCGCTCATATACCAAGTGTGGTTTTTCGCGCACAACGACGAGAGATACGTATTTTGGTAGTACCGCCGCTGGCGAAGTATCTTCGGGGAAGATGCCCTTTTCCAAATTGCTCACGACCTTATTGGCGGCTTCCAATTTTTGTAACAGCGACACTTTTTCGGATTTGCTCGTCATCCATGGTTTTTCAAGTTTGGGATGTTTTTCAACCTTGAAGAATTCTCTCGATCGTGTGTGTTCTTTATCCAAGTATTCGAAGTAATACACGACATACTTCTTCATCATATCTTGGGTGATTCCTTCTGGAAGTGCGCGAGCACTATGTTTTCTCTCGCGCTTGCTTCCGTCATCCGCAGTTCCTTTGCTGTTCTTTTGCTGTTCTTGCATCGTCGCAACGCGTAAATTGTCGTATCGGTTGTTCAGGGGGTTGCGGTCAAGGTGGTCGACACTCACGATGCTCGTACCCTTTCCATTTCCCCATGTATCCATAATCACTTGATGGATGAAGACGTTATTGTGGCACGAAATATATCCGTTTGTGGTTTTGTACCACGTGAGTTTCTCGCCTTTGTTGTGGGTTGCTTCGTATTCCAGTATTTTTTGATAGCTCGTGGGGCATAATTCGCAGTATTCATTAGGTTCGCAGTACATAATGACCGTCGTGATTTCGCCGGTTTGTGGATTTGTGATTTCCCAGAGCGGATTTTTCATTTGATTGGCGGTGCGTCCGAGAGATTTCGTGTGGCCTGGCTTGAAGGTCACGCCGGAGACTGAGTCGGAGTCGGCGGTGGCGGAGCCGTATTTTTGGGTGATATACTCGTGTTGTGATTGGAATTGGAGCATGGCGTAACGAATGAGCGTAACGAAGTGTAGCCGAACGAATGTGTAGCCGTGTATGGATTAGAGTGAAATGGAATAAACAATTTCAATTTTTTGATTTGAGGGAAAATTGAAATTAAATTAGGTGGGGGTGATTTTATAAGTAGGGTAAAAATATGTCGAAGTGTGCCTTTGTTGATGAGGATGGGGTGAGGTGTCCGAAATATCCAATCTATAATTATGAAGGAGAAATTAAGCTTTTATTCTGCAACCTTCATAAAGAGGACACCATGGTTAACGTCAAGGATAAACCATGTATTTACGAAGGATGTAAAATCAGACCTACATATAACTATGAAGGAATGACAAATGCGTTATATTGTTCTTCTCATCGCTTTGAAAATATGATTGATGTAAAAAATCGAAAATGTATTCACGATGGATGCAAAACAATTGCTTCTTGCAATTATCACGGAGAAAAAAGGGGTTTGTATTGTAGAAAGCATAAATTACAAGGAATGTCTGATATAATAAATAAACTGTGTATTTACCCAGACTGTAAGACAAGACCAACGTATAATTACAAATCTGAAAAGAAACCAATTTTATGTGGTATTCATAAACAAGACGGTATGATAAATGTCAAAAGTAAAAGATGCATACACGAAGGATGTAATATAATCCCAAATTATAATTATGCGAATGAAAAAACGGCATTGTATTGTTATAGCCATAAACTCCCCAATATGAAAGATATCAAAAATAAAACCTGCCGGAATGAATGGTGTAATACATATGCTTTTGTCGAGAAATATGATGGTTACTGTGTTCATTGTTTCATACACATGTTTCCTGACAAACCGGTCTCTCATAACTACAAAACCAAAGAACGATGTGTGGTTGAATACATCTCATCACATTTCCCGGATTTCAGTTGGGTTGCGGATAAAACAGTAACGGATGGATGCTCGCGTCGCAGACCTGACTTATTGCTTGATCTAGGGTATCAAATCATTATTGTGGAAGTGGATGAAAACCAACACATTCAATACGACTGCTCTTGTGAAAATAAACGAATAATGGAATTGTCACAAGATGTAGGCCATAAACCAATTGTATTCATTCGATTTAATCCTGATGAGTATTCAGATGCGAATGGCGATGACATTACTTCATGCTGGGGTGTGAATGGGAAAGGTATTTGTGTAGTGAAGAAATCAAAAGAAAAAGAATGGGAGTCGCGCTTGGAGAGGTTGCGCGAACAAGTGGAATATTGGACGAACCCCGAAAACGCTACAGAGAAGACGGTTGAAATTGTGGAGTTGTTTTATGATTGTGACTGTTAGATATATGACGCGATGATAGAACGCGTATGGAAATAAATTGAATATACTATTTTTTATATTTATCTTGCGATAAACATAAAATAGAATTGTAGATATGAGGCTGTGATGCACTACGAATTTCAATTCGAGTAGGCCCTCTTGTACCCTAAGTTTCCCTAGGGGATGGACTGTATCTTAAGCCGTTTCAGGTTGCTTACACCTTCATCAACGACCCATACCCGTTCAGTCTCTGACACCCGATCATAGGCTTTGCTTAGCGCCCTTAGATCGTCGGTATGCTGATCACCTAATTTCAAAGATTATTACCGTACCCAAGTTTCTACTCTTGGCCGCTTATTCCTTTCGGATATAAGGTTGGTACTTTGAACTCTAAAAGGCTTCCCAGAACAACAAGGTATGTCGCAACTCCGACTTATCGTCGTCGGAATCACTAGTGTCTGGTCTGGTTATATCATTAAAAACATGATACTGAGGACGCAACTCGTTTTCTGTAATCAGAGCTCAATTGATCACAGGAGGACACTTTTCGGTTCTTGTTTACTGTTGATAGTAATAACATCCACATTACTATAACTAGTGCTTCAAAACCCCCCATACCGGACATCACACGAAGAACGTTGTAATTCACGGCATACACGCGAACCTTGGCAGTGTTAGTTCCCTCAACGGTGGCGTTGGAAAGAACAAGCTGAAGGGTAGCGTTATCAATACGAGAGAAGTTGCACGAGCCGGAAGGCTGGTGCTCCTCGGGCCTCAGCGCGAAGGAATACAGGTTGATACCGGTGTCGGGGGCGCGAGTGTGGTGCTGCCAAGGCTGAACGAGGTCGAAGTAGGTTCCTTCGCGCTCAGAGAAGCGGTCCTGGCCGTTAAGCTGGAGCTTGGCAGTGACAACTGGGTTCTCACCCCAGCAGTGCATATCGAGAGAAGTCTCGGTGAGGACAAAAGTGCCGGCATCAGAGACACCGGAGTTAATACCGGGGCCAAAGTTGGGCAGGTTGTAGTTGGCACCAGCGGCCTGGTCGGAACCAAGCTGCCACCAAGAGGTCTGGGTGGTGTAGACATCCTGAGCACCAGCGTCGTTGAAGAGGCCGGAGGCGCTGATGTAAGAGCCGGTGGTGTTGGCGACGGAGTCGTGGGAACCGAAAGCCATGATGGCGTTGGGGAGGGCATCGACAGCGTCGGTGTAGTTGAAAGGCTGAGCACCGAGGAGACGGTTAAGAACGGAGCCAGACTCGAGGGAAGAGCAGTAGTCGACGTTCTTGTCGGGCTGGACAACCCAGATAAGCTCCTTAACGGGGTGGTTAAAGTTGAGCTTGATCTTGTTGGAGGAGGAACCGACGGACTCATCACCGGTGAACTGAAGCTGCTCGATGAGGTACTCGTGGGGGTTCTGGGCCATACGCCTGCGCTCGTCGGTGTCGAGGAAGACGTAGTCGACGTAGAGGGATGCGGCAACGAGGGACTGGTTGTAGGCGGAAGTGACCTTCACGGCAGAACCGGCGGTGTTGTTAAGGCTGGACATGGCCCACAAGCACTCCTCGATGGGACGGATATCAAGGTTGATCTTGACCTCGTGGTACTGAAGAGCGATGAGGGGAAGGGCCAGACCGGGGTTGCGGCAGAACCAGAACTGAAGGGGGACATAGAGGGTGGTCTCGGGGAGAGCGTTACGGGGAGCGCAAACCTGGCGAGGAGCGTTGGCGTCGCAAGGGCCGTCGATGTCGTTGAAGGAGGGGTCGGTGATGAAGGTCAACTGGGTGGTGTTGCCGATCATCTTGAAGTAGCCGCGCTGCTGCTCGGTGGACATGGTAAGCTGGTTCCAGATGTGCATCCAATCACCGTACTGGCGATCGATACGCTGGCCACCGATCTCAACCTCAACCTGAGAGATGAGCTGTTCACCGGGGAAGTCGAGCCAACGGGCATAAACGCCAGCGGCACCGGAAGTGTTCTTCAACGACTGGCTAATCTCGGGGAGAGTAACCTGAAGGTAAGTGCGGTAAGCCAAATCACCGTTGCGGGAGATGGTGCAGGTCACACGGCGACCGAAGTCAGCCTGGCCGTTAAAAGTCTGCTCGATAGACTCCATGGCGAAGTTAGTGTGACGCTTGTAGCTGACCTTCCAGAAAGTGATCTGGGGATTGCCAGTAAGGTAAACGTCTTGAGCGCCATAGGCGACAAGTTGCATAAGTCCTCCACCCATTATAAATGCTTGTTATACTATTGAAAAAGAAAAAAAATCGCGGAAATTGACACATTTACGCAAAATACAACAAAAATACGAATTAAACAAAAACTGCTAAACTTCTTATACAACGGCTACGGCAAGGACGACGACGGCGACTACAACGGCGGTTCATTATGTCATTATTTAAGTATAAGCCGCCCAAAAAGATTATTCTGGACGAGCGAAGCATAACCACGCTTGATAGTAAGCATAAAGAATTACAGGGCGAGTTTCAATATATACAAGATACAATTATTCCAGCGCTTGAAAATGAAAGAAACTCCCTAAAAGAGCGCCTTCATATTATTAAAAATGGCGGAACAACCCAAATAAATATTATCGTCGATACCCTCGATACCGTCGATACCGTCGATACCGTCGATACCGCCGAGGATGAGGCCGATGATGATGGTACGCATGCTAAACCTAAACTGAAATCATCTCTCGAAGAGTGTCTTGAAATCCGAGACCGAATCAAAGAAATCACCGCCACGATTAAAAAGCATCAACAAGACTATAAGAATTATTACCTAAATAATAGTGAATATATCTTCGAGTATTTCGAAACCAAGAAAACAATTACAAATGGCGGGTCGATGAAAACCAAATCCCTAAATGCGTTTTTCAATCTACCCGAAGCGAAAAAAACAGAAGAACTCTTCAAAAACCAGCACAATAATGTGGAAAAATACATGTCGAGTATCGACCAGAATTATATGGATGTTTCTAAATATGTGTATTCCACGGATATATGTCAGTTTTGCCGCCAAGGCGAGATGATTCCGATTGAAAGCGAGGGTATCATGGTGTGTAATAAATGCTCTAAACAAGTCGTATTTCTGATTGATAATGAGAAGCCGTCCTATAAAGAGCCGCCTAAAGAGGCGTGTTTTTACGCGTATAAACGCATCAATCACTTCCGCGAGATTCTTGCGCAATTTCAGGCGAAGGAAACGACGTCGATACCTGACCACGTTCTCGAAAGTATCAAACAGCAAATCAAGAAAGAGCGGATCGAAATCTCTCAATTCACCGATAAGAAAGCGAAAGAAATCATGAAGAAACTCGGGTTTAATAAATACTACGAGCATATACCATTTATTAAAGATAAACTGGGGATTAAACCACCGGTAATGACTCCGGATTTGGAAGAGCGGTTGTGTAACCTTTTCATGGAAATACAGGGTCCTTACGCGAAGTTCTGCCCTGACGACCGAGTGAATTTCCTGAATTATTATTATACGGTGTATAAGTTATGCGAACTTCTTGGTCGTAACGAATTCCTGCCGTTCTTTCCGATGTTGAAAGATCGAGAGAAACGCATAGAACAGGACCAGATTTGGAAACAGATATGTCTAGAGTTTGATTGGGTGTTTATACCGACGCCGTAGAAGGGGCGGGTATTTACTATGATACTGCATTGAATATATATCTGTTTCCATTCTCTGTAACCAAAAATTTAGTCGCGTCAGTCTGTAAAGGAACGTATTTCTCATTCCCAATTCCCGGAGATTTAATACGTATCATATATTTTTCGGGTAGTTCTATATTATCTATATGGCTAACTTCAATAGTTGCAATATTAATAGTGTGTTTATCTCTCTGACTTTCCGAGGGCGCAATATTGACAATTTTATATGTTATTCCATGTTCAGATAATACATCAGGTCCACCATCTGTGTGCTTCATCAATTCAACACGCCCATTTATAGCTACATCATTAATTTGTTCCTTTTCAAACATCATCCCCCCCCCTCATCACCTTCCTAGATTTCCTATTATTCCGTTTCAACGACCTCATTTTTTGTCGTTTCGAACGACCGTTACGACGCGTCTTTTTGTAATTCGCCATCTAATAATTATAAAATATATAAATATAATTACTAATAATAATATATATATATAAAATTAGATGTCAGTATTACACGTATCTAAGATATACGGTGTATAATATTACAATTATGCCGACGAAAAATGTGGTGAAGTCATATGCCGACCCGTCGGAATATGCGACGTCCTATGGCATAAAAACTCAGATAAACCGTTTGCTTATTTATGCAGGACGGACAGATGTTGGTATAAAGTCAAGGATACTACTGTACCTGGGGGGTACTCCAATTGATGTGGGATGGTATCGTATTACTGATCAGGAGAATCATGGTTATCGTCGCTACTCGATTATAAGACCGTATGTTGATTTTAATACAAATATCAAGTTTTTTTATACTGACAAGTTTGAAAATTTTATAGAGATTCCACAGGGGGAAGGAAGTACTCATGTAGGTACTATGATGCGAACCGCAGAATTAAAGGATAAACTATTATATTTCACCGAAACGGGGGTACAGACCCCATCCGCGTGTAGTATCCAAGGCGGAAAAAACAAACATAAGTCATACCGCCGTAAGCGCCAGCAACGTCGTTCGAAACGCCGCCAATCGAAGCGCAGACAGCGAAAGAGTAAGTAAAAGTCGATTTACGTCCGCCTAGCTTTAACCCGATGATTACGCACACCGCCAACTCCGCCGCTCGCAAGACTATTAGATTTATAAAACACCTGTGCGTTATTGGTGAATAGGCCAAAAAAACGACAAGGATTATATGGTCGTAACTGTGCTTCGGTCACCGTCAATTCATATTCTGTAATATGATAACTCCCGTTATTGCGAAGGGTTATCGTATATATCCCCGTCGCCGTCTCTCGTGTCGTCGTGATGACACCGGTCGTCGCATTCATCGCGATCATGCCAGCACCACCTCCCCCGCCTGTGATTTGTAAGATAGAATACGAACGACCGCTGATTAAAGCCGGCGCTGTTGAGGTTCCAGCCGGCACAGAGGAGGCGAATAAACGCATGATTGTTGGAGATGTCAGAGCACCGGTTACAACCGTGCGTGTATAAGGTGTATGTCCCATCATATAAAGTTCATAAGGCGTATTATTGCCGGCATAAACCCATTTCGCGCCAACAGGCGCACTAGACGACGCCGGCGTACCTATAAGTACTGTATTCGCGCGGGTATTATTCCATCCAGCACTCGCATTCGCCGCTTCGGCATAATTATTCGCAAGTGTTATTGTCCCCAGATGTACGGTGAGATTCGTATTTACGTTTGTATAATTCGCGACGATATAACTATGTGCGTGGGCGGTTGTCCCCGTCGTATAACAATTCGTGATGCTTTTGTTTGTGGAATTCGAACCAGGAACCCTACCGAGAATACCGCCACCGGTTGCCGAAATCGCACCGAGAGAATAACAGTTGGCAATAGTCACGGCACCGGAGTCACTTCCAATAATACCGCCACCGAGGTCGCTTATCGCGCCGGTGCTATAACAATCGCTAACAGCATAGGCACCCCCGCCATTTCCACCAGTTAGATGACCTGATATTCCACCCGCGTTTTCGGTAATCGCACCGGTTGAGTAACAATAGATGACAACCGCAGTTCCACTTGACTCGCCGGTTATACCACCAGCAAAATGCCCGATTTCACCGGTTGTCCAACATGATTCACATCGAAGTGCACCAGCCGACGCCGGAGAATGGCTTCCAACAATACCGCCCGCATGTTGGTCGATTGCTCCAACGGAAGAGCATCCTACACACTTGACCGGACCGCAATAATGACCGATGATACCGCCGCTATTGTTACTTATCGGTCCATTTGAATGACAGTTCATGATAACATTACTGGATGCGGTTGTGTTATTCCCGAAATGTCCCTGACCGAACCATCCCCCGCCATTTACGAGATGCGCACCACCCGTAGCGCGGATTTCCAAATTCATAACGTAAATATTATTGTACCCGTTTGTCCCGCCACCACCACCAGTACCATTTTGAATAAGCCCCGCATAATTCGTTATTCCATTTATCGTAATTACCGGCCGAGTTCCATCTGGTTTCAATACACGAGAACCGACTTGAATATTGTCTGTATTACATACAAAATAGCCGCTGTTTGCACCGATGACCGTGTCGATTGTTATGTCTGTAATGAATTCGATGGTTAACAACCCCAACGATGTGTCAGAGTTGTGTATGTGTATATAAGGATACCAATACAGTTCGTACCAAGTGAGTTGATCTATGCTGTATTCTACAATTTGGCCTACTGCGGTTTGGCGGATATATACGGTGGTTCCACCAGGCTGATACAGCTGAGGAGCACCTACCGCGAATCCCGTATCGCTCATCGGCCCCAATAAAAGACGCGGTTCAGCGCTGGCGGTTGCGGTAGTCCCGACCGTTTCATGCGAAAGCCCCTCCGAAAAAACATAACCAAACCCGCGTTGAATCGGATACGAAACGCCATCTACTACGAGATTCCCTGAACTACTTGTCAAATAGACTAAATAAGTATTTGAAAAACGACCTGACCCCTGGTCTTGATGCGCAGGTGTATCCCCGGCGATCCACCGCATCGGAATCGACGTCATATTGGCGGATAACTGAAGCCCCATCGCTTCAAATAATTCGGAACGTATGGTCGGCGTTAAAGGAAGTGTAAAATACTCGGATACGCTAGTAGTAGTAGTAGTAGAATCGGTCATCGTCTTTGCTAGAATCCGTGCTTTTGCGCTGACGACTTCTGGGCGCGAAACCAACCATTCGATGCTTTCGTCGGAGAATACATAACGATATTGGTGTGCCATGATATAATGGAATGGAATGGAATGGAATGATGTATAATATACTATAATATACATTATTTTGCTCAAAAACATGTAATTGTGGATGCTTCTATCTTCACCCATGTTTCAGGACATAAATCCCGCGTATCATGTGAAACACCTGGGCCAAACCAAACGCTTGGATAACATACGACTTTCCCCGGATTCGCGTTAAAATACGCACCCCACCAACTAAATGTGCTATTCGGAATAATATTATGATCACATACACTCATAAGAAGCATTTGCTGCCAGTCGGCTATCGTATCTCTCACCATATGAAACTGAATATCACGGCCATGTGTTACTCCCGAGTTATCGTGGGCGGCGCACCTATCTTTCAATTCTTCGATTTGTTTTTCTACAATTGCCTTATCACACGGTTCATAAAATACGATAAATGAATAACTTTCATCAGAATTCACCGATGTATTTCTAATAATATGAGAGATTGCGCGATAATAGTATTCGAGGGACATCACCGGATGAATATGTAAATTCAAGACACAGTCACCAATTCTGAAATGTGTGCTTACAAGTATTCGTTTTTTCGTCAGACTTCCCGAATAATCATCGCTCCATTCTTCATTACCGTAGATATTTTTGATCCTTGTTTGCTGTTCTCTGAGATGTATGATATCACATATTTCAGCGTATTTGTCTTTGAAATATTTCTCACTTTGAAAGTAGCCATGAAGCCGAAGTGGTTTGGTATATTTCGTCGTATCGGTTGGAACAGGCGTATATTGAAATCCGATTTCATCCCATCTGGGCAATAACTGGAACATTTTATCGCTTACAGCGTTACTCGGAGTAAGATATTTACGAAGTCCTTGAAATAATGTGGTCCAATGTGTGTATCGTGGATGACCAGGATTACCAGGCAATCTCTCGTAATTCATAAAAAAGAATGTGTCCTTGTTACGTAGTGCGCCGGCAATCGTAGTGAATACTTGGAAAAGCTGGTTACCCAACCCGCCCATAATAGTTATGGTTAGCATGATATAACTGAGAATATTGGTTTCATTTTATATTAAAATTCAAAAATCTCCATTTATTCAGTTTGTTACGCTTCGATTTTATGCCATGTATTCAAACATAAATCACTTGTATCGTGATAATATAATTGTGGGCCAAACCAAATACTCGGCCAACATACTATCTTATCAGGATTGTCATTGAAATACGCACCCCACCAACTAAATGTACTATTTGCTATAATATTGTGATCACAAAGACTCATAAGTAATATTTGCTGCCAATCAGGAATTGTCTCTGCTATAAAGTTAAAGTTGATATCTCGATCAAAACGCGTTTTCAATACATCAACACTTTCTTCAACCTTGGACTTATCGCATGGATCATAAAAAACAAGGATATTAATACCATTCGGTGAAGTTTCGCGTGTTTGTTCAATAATATGCGAAATTGCCCGATGATAATAATCGACCCTCATTACCGGATGTACATCTACGGTTGCTGTGTAGTCTCCAATTCTAAAATGCATACTGACTAATGTACTTTTTTTTGTGGTATTTCCTATAAAATTAGCAGCCCATGATTCATTTCTATAAAGTTCTCTTATTTGGTTTTTTTGTTCTTCAAGTTGTAACATTACGCATATTTCGGCGTATTTATCTTTAAAATATTTATCGTTTTGAAAATATCCTGTCAATCGTAGTTCTTTTGTGTTTGTATTAGTTGGAACCGGACTGAACCGGAAACCTCTTTCATTCCATGAAGGCATTTTTTCAAATTCTTCTAATGAACGGTCATTTAATGGTTTTAAATAATTAGATAACCCTTTGAATAATGATGACCAATATGTATGCCGCTGATGTCCGGGATTTCCACCTAGCGTGTTATATTTTAAAAAAAAGAATGTATCATGATTTCGAAGAGCCGTTGCTATTGCTGTGAATATCTGAAACAATTGGTTGCCTAACCCCCCCATAATATTAATTGTAATCATAAAGCTTACGTAGTAACGTTTAATTATATCAGCGTATTATAAATATATTATGTTATACCACTTTAAATTATAACACAACGTAATATGATAATAGCGTGTGTAAAGTGAAATAAATAAATAATGTTATATTGTATTATTCGATTCCATTCCATTCCATTATGCTACGCAAGTTTTCCGATATAAAAAATGCCATTTACATCAACTTGGATTTTAGAACCGACCGTCGTATGTTATTTGAAAAGCAGCTAGAAGAGCTTCATGCGCGCGATCCATCAGACTACTCATTCTATCCGGTGTCTCGATTTTCCGCAATCTACCACGAACATGGCGCGATCGGTTGTTCGATGAGTCATCTCGAATGCTTACGTATCGCGAAAAACAACGGGTGGGACCATGTTCTCATTTTCGAAGATGACGCGCTTTTCATCCATCCAGAAGTATTGGTTCATCAAGTGAATTCGTTTCTTTCGCGGGTTCAGGACGAGTGGGATGTTCTGTTGTTGTCCGGAAATAATTTCCCGCCATTCAAAATAGAGGGACCGGATTGTTTTCGTGTTGCGAATTGTCAAGTCGCCACATGTTACCTTGTATGTAGACGATATTATGATACGTTAATTCGGAATTTCGAGGAAGCGCTGGCGGGTCTTACGGCGAATCCCGGAAACAAGCCGGAGTTCGCATGTGATATGTACTGGAAGCGTCTTCAGCGCGAAGACCGATGGTTCCTGATTACGCCGATTTGTGTCATTCAGCGCCCAGGTTATAGTGATATCGAGAAACAAGACGTAAATTACGAAAAAATCATGACCGATCTGGTAAAAAAGAGGCCGGCGCCGCCCTCGCGCCGCTAGTCATCCGTCAAATACCGATCAACTACCCACCATCCAAAATCCCGGTCACTCGGATAATGATGACCCGCCATGATACGAATATTCGCGCATTTCGTCGCAATCTCCATGACGGCCTGTGTTTTCGCCGGAAATCGTCGAGAGAGTATTTTCGCTAAATAATATGCCTGAACTGCGTGTCCGGATGGATAAGCGGGCGTCGCCGCTGAATCCGAATGAAGAAGCGTCCCGTTTTTTTCGTTGATGAGTTCGGGTGCGATTTGTGCGGGGCGAGCACGATTATACATCCATTTCAACATTTTTGTAACAAACATAACGCGCGGACCTGTCATGATTTTGTCCATATCTTCCATCGTCATTTCGTCCGACTTTATTACATTTGTAAATGCTGCTGCGGGATTCATGTCGGTCAATCTAAAAAATGCGACATCGCTTGGCATACGCTTCATAATGTATTCGGTAACAACTATATTCACTTCGCTATGGCTGTCTGGAAACGCCTTACCGATGCCAGGTATCGAGAGATTAAAGGAAGGATACCACCAATTGTATCGGGTGGGTTGGACGAGAAGAACAATAATATAGGTAATCAATAACGCAACAAAGATGCGAAAATTGTCGGGGTCACGTTCTACAATCTTGTAATGATAGTTACTAAATCTTTCTCTCAATTCCATGACAGAGCCGCTCTCTTTTTTAGGCGGAGGCATCCCTATCCATTTCCGGAATTCATTCCATTCGGGTATTACAATCATTATAATATATACTACTTGAAGCATATATTATATGTGCCAACTGGCGCGTCCGCGGAGTGCGATGTTATCTATACGCGGAGGGGGGTGGGGAAACCGACGAGGTTGGCACCGATACCAAAGCCAGCACCGGTTCTGGCAGAGACAGCAAGGCTGGGAACATAGGTATCCAGAATGCTGAAGGTGGCAGCGGCGGTAAGAGCGATCAACGCGACCTCATCAAACGAAAGGCTGCGTTTAGGGATGGCGTAGGCGGCGATGGCGACCATAACACCTTCCACCAAATACTTAATGGTTCTCTTGACGAGTTCGCCTAAATCAAAAACACCGGACATTTGGATGATTTATTATAAATACTGATAAGAAATTAATATTCGCGATGTCGGTCTATTTTCGCCAATCATTAAATAAACGTGGAAAACAAATGCGTTAAATTCACTTAAACAACTATGTCATACTATATTATAATTCCAGAACTCGTTGAAACATGTCCTCGCAACCGACTATCCCACCATCCGGCGTTGAATTAAAACATACTAAAACCGGACAAGTGAATCCGAAATACATCGATCTCCTTGAGGAAGATAAACCGATTGCTGGACAGAAATTCGCATGCCTCTCGTTCGTTTCGCCAGAACACATTTTGAAGCAGAAAGACCACTTCTTCTTTGATAAGTTTCTTCATTATTGGGACTATCAGAAGTCGATGGAGAAGTTTATTCAGTTCCTTAATTTTGTTTCATTTAAGTACCATGTCAGTTTTGATAAGTTGTCCGCTGATTTTCAAGAATTCGCTAAAGAAGAGAAGGATGTCCTTCAGAAGACGAACATTTATGATGAATACAAGACATTTTTGGATAAGCATGAGGACGATCTCGAGGCCGAGTTCAACGAAAAGCATAACTTCCAGACATCGGTGCGTGGAATGAAAGTCCGCGGCGTCTTTGGCTCTCAGAAGGAGGCGGAGTTGCGTTGCCAGATGTTGCGTGAGGTGGATCCGAACCATGATGTCTTCGTCGGACCCGTCGGTATGTGGGTGCCGTTTCACCCTGACGCATATAAGACCGGTCGGGTCGAGTACATGGAGGAGACCCTGAACCAGTTGATGGCGGAGAAGAAGAAGAACGAGGAGCAGGCGAAGACCGAGTTTGACAAGCGTGTTAAGGACACGAAGGCGAAGGCGATCCAAGAGAATATCAAGCTGGCGAAGGAGAGTGGGAATAAGCTCACGCAGATGTTGGCGAATGATGGCGAGACGTTGGTGGATGCGAAGCCGCGTGATGTGGAAAATATGAGCAGTGTGAGTGAGGAGGGTGTTGGTGGCGGCATTTGGAATCATGCCGACGAATCCGCGTCAGTGACCATGACAATCGAAGAGATGCGTAAGGAGCTTTTCGAGGGCGAGGATGTCGTCATGGATAAAAATAGCGATCACGGGTTGTCACGGTTGGCGTCAGTCGCAGGTACCGGCGATGACGCAAGCAGCTAGAACTAATTACAAGATTCTGTCTATTCGATTCGTCCATAATATCATAATATCATAATAATATAAGAGATCATTTATTATTATGAAAGGAGGAGGAGTATATTATTGTTTAGGTAAAAGAGGCGAAAAGACCATCAATAAATGTATTATCGAAGCGATGATGCGTGATGATACGGTAATTAATCCACTGACATTTAGTTCAATGGCTGGTTTTATTTTCGTACTTCATCGCCAAAATGGTATTGTTGACGCAGCAGGTGATATTTTTATCCGAAGCGATAATATTGCTGTAAATGGTAAAAAAAAACAACGAGCCGGAAGTGGTGGCGTCGTGGTATCCTCTATTGTCATAAAAATCGTAATGAAACGCAACGATCCAGACGACGAAGATTTAGATGATCTGCAGCTTGTATTACCTACCGACCCCGGATACGACTCGGACGACGATGATAATGAGATTGAGAAATCTAGTCTAGAATCGGATGATATAATCATAGAACAGAAAAACCACAACGAGTTATACCAAACATTTCATCTTGGCGAAAAAATGGTTCCATCTCTCATCGGCGATTTAATCGAGTTTGACGAGGATAATATTAGGTGTATGATAACTGCCATTCAACGAAAACCAGATACGGCTAAACGCGCAAAAGTGATCCGTGTATTTGAATATTTCTTGGATCAAATACCTAAACATAAAACGTCGGTAGTTATGATGTGTATGGAAATGGTTGGAGATGATACACGTGCCGCGGGCGGCGCTGGCGATAATACATACAAAGTAATATCAAGTGTAGAAAACCGACGTCTAAGAGTAGCCGCGGCACGAGGCGCTGGTGCAATTCAATTATTGTGTATGCGTAAAGATAAAAAACAATTAGTGGACGCTCATGAAGGAAATTGGTTTATAGATACGGAAAATCGGGATAATGTGCGAGCAATAGATTTTGGCCGTGTTGCCGATATCGCCGACAAAGACACGATAATAGACGAAATCTGGAAATATAAACGGTCGCGTCAATCAGCATTTCACACGAAAACGTCGCAGGGCACATTTCTATCGAAAATCACAAGCAGGAATGCGTTGGAGTCATATTATGACCGGTTTATCGGAATAATGCGTCAGACATCGCCTTTACCATTCTTGGTCGACATGACGGCGGATTCTGGCACCGCCCACCGAAATATCCATTTTTGTCTTGTATTTGCGTCGTTGATTGACAACGCAATCACGTCAAATAGTTATCCTGATTGGGATCAGGCACAGATGGTATGGGCCTATCAAGAAATATGGGGTGTAGATATTATTCCGGATAAACATAAGAAGGAGCCAATACACCATATCCATACACTTGATTTCGATTATGATGTATTCATGTCCAATATGAAATCTGTCAATCTATCTTGTCGTCGTGTCAAAAAATCTTACGACGAAATCGCGCGACTTATTTTGCTTTATACTTCCACTCCGGATGGTTCCGCCAAACCACACGTGTCACTTAGTGCCGCTATGACGCGTAAGAAAAAGACGGCAATTGCGCGCGGGATTACAGCAACAAAACTAGGCGAGTTTGTGTCATTTACTGATATTTCTAACATTGGTGGCGTCGCAATAAGACCCGGTGTAGAATGCGCTATTCTCGGCGGAGGTGGCGGGGGTGGCGGCGGCGCCCGAAGAACCAGGAGGCGCCCACTACCGCGCAAGAATTAACCCTATTTGCGCAACAGATTCCACATTTCGCGATAGCGGACCATTTCACCGGCTTCAATTTCACGGGCCTTCATGAATGCCCTCTTGGTAAATAACACAGCCGCATTTCTCTCGGCGGTTATGCGCCTTGACTTACATATTCCTGACTTGTTACTTGTGGTTGCGTGTGCGTTCATCTGTTCTGATCCGATTGTCTTCATGTATGAGATATATGTATATTATCATTTCAATTTTATTGGGTTTCACGGTGGAATCATTAGTATTTGAATTATTTCACCACGAATAATATTATTACTGTATATGAGTGTCTAGACTCTAGACCGCCACACAGTAATAATAATCTTTGAAGACTGTCTTGTCTTTCACGCTGCGGCTCATTTTGGCGGCTGAGAAGCCTTCTTCGGTAGCGGCTTTCGCAATCGTACTCCATGTCTTCAAGACCTGATTTGAATTGACAAGGCGTTTCTCGACTTTCTTACCGGTGGTTGAAATTTGGACACTAATCACCGGATTGGCCTGTCCTTGAATAACTGCTTGTGTCGAGTAATATTGTCTGTAATATATAATACACTATCTTTACATTATGCCCGAGTTCACGCGCGATTTGGAGGAGTTGGTATCCGAATTCAATACTAAAAAAATCAACATAATAAGAAACTTGGAGAAGAACTACCGAGAGAATGTCCATTATATCAAATATCCGGTCACATCTGACGGTAAACCGAACAAACACGGAGGACATAACCGTATCGTCTATATGCTTACGGAAGAAGCATTTGAACTCTTCAAGAACTCATTTAATTTCAGAACCAAATACCTTGTTTCAGCGTCAGAGCAAATACAAGTTGTCAAATTCCCAATGTGCATCGAAGGTCAGACCATCGGGTTTATTGAAAATGCGTATAGTGGCGCTTGTGCCATGTCGCGTCAGTTTCAGATTGGACCGTATAGGGTAGACTTGTGCTTCACGGACAATAAAATCGTTGTAGAATGTGATGAATACGGACATAGCGACCGGTCAGAGACGGACGAGGCGGTGAGAGAAGAATACATTAATAAACGGGGTTACGTAATCATACGTTATAATCCAAACAAACCTGGATTTGACTTGTCGGATGTATTGAATGATATAAATATGAGATTGTTCTGAAGTTTCAGTGTTGATTTAAAAAATTAAAAACGGTTTTATAAAAGCGATGGGTAGAATATGGTCGCTTTTATAAATAAAAAGCAAGATTGCGAAAGCGATGTGTCGAATATCAGTTGCTTTCATATATTAAAAGCGGTTTTATGAAAGCAACGGCAAAAATGACGCTTGCTTTCATAAATGAAAAGCAAGAATTATGATTAAAATGCTAATTTCGGCAAACCGCTTCTCATTTTGGAGAACCACTCTCGCCAATTCGTGAGTAACTTTCACATCACCACTTGCTCTTCTTCACGTTAATCTTCGGCGCCTTACTTGTTTTCGAGGCATTAGGGTCATACGTCTGCTCTCCTTCGTCGTCAGAACCGAGATTTTTCGATATTTCCCAGAACTCCTTACTGCCCAGCTTGAATGGCCCGTGCTGTTGTGCCTTATACCAGAAGATTTGGTCTTGTAATTTATTCGATTTCGCGTTGTTATTGATGACGAGACACTCATAATTCTCGGTGCACTGGTCCATGACCTGACAAAAGCTCTCAAATGTGGGGAACATACCCGCATAATTGTCATAGATTCGCTTACGATTCGCGATATATGGCTCGCGGAGAATAAAAACGTAGTCGATATTCGTGCGGAGATTCGGCGGGATACCCAATGGATATTGCATTGTGATGACTAACATGATCTTCCAATGACGGCCGTTCATGAAGAGGAGACGCATCATCACGTCCTTCGTCCATTTGTTATCATACAAGCAGTCATCCAATACAACGAACGTCCTTGGGTCAATGGACGACTTCTTATACGTATCCATTTCTTTTTTGACCTGTTTTAGGACTGCCTTCTGGCGCTTGAGAATGTTCTCAATAATGGCGGTATTATACGCATCATGGATGAATAATTTCGGCACATGGGCTGCGAAAAAACCGTTGCCGGCCTCCGTACCGGAGATGACGGTTCCAATTGGAATATCCTGGTGATGAAACATCAGGTCCTGAACGAGGAAACTTTTACCGGTATCACGACGCCCGATGAGCACGATAACGGGGCCCTTATTTTCATCGGGGCGAAAGCTGATGGCCTTCATATCGAATTTCGCGAGTTCTAAATTCATCTGCTATACCTTTGGTGATACAAACAACGGATATTTTTTTGCGACGGTTTATACGAAGGATGAATGTTATGATGGAAGCCGCCCGTTTAAAAGCAATATAAAACTTCTATCGAACAATCATACTATTCTATTTTAGGAAAATGACGCCGCCATTTCACATTCATTATCGAAAACATAAATATACACCGGATAGGATTGATTCGGTGCTTTTGTATGATATCCAAAATTATATACCCATTTATTCGAGGTTTTTCGACCTCAACGAGACAAATTATAAAGGGATTCAATTGAATCAAACGTATTATTTACAGAATGTTATTGAACATCCTACAAACATTATGGAAGAGACAAGACGTAGTGGCGATAATGTGAGTAATTTTCCCACTTCTCTAAATCATTTAGAAACAGTCATCGGCGACGATCATGGAAATACGACGAATGTCCCGATGTTTGTCAAATATTCGCCTCTATTGGACCCTATACGATATTTGTCTGGGAAATATGAACCGTCGTCGGCGTCGACGTCGGTAAAGTCATCACTTCCTAGATACGACTCAACTCCGGAAAACTGTGAAGAAAAAATGTTGAGTAGGAATAATTCGTCGTATGTTGATGGGTTTTTTTCGTATTTGACAAGTCGCGCACTACACACGCATGGTATTGTTCATGGCTTAGACTACTATGGCAGCTATCTTTGTAAGCAACGTGAGTTTTCAACGAATGTATTTGATGATATCGAATATTTGGCTGACTGTTCCTTTTTTAATACATATGAAAATGAACGTTTTACAATCGATTACTCGCAGTTTGGAGATGATGAATCGAGTATGCGTGATCATAAATGGTTGAAACTCCGAAATAAGTTGAATCCGGTATTAAATAAGCCTATATCGATTCTAGAAGATGTAATTGATTTCGAACCGACGGTAATAACACATTTCGAACCGACATCTAGTATCGACTCCGGAGAAGCATCGGCGTCGGCGTCGGCGTCGTCTCTCGACGTTGTAGAAATACATGTTGACGATTTTGATTCACGAAGCGAAGAAAAAGATTCACGCGTATTAGATAGTACTACTGTTGGAGGTAATAACGTGAGTGAAAGTCGGCGTAACGTACATTCTGACGACGACAGCGACGACAGCGATACATCACAGTCAAATTCATCTTATACTACTATAGACGACGACGAAGACGACGACGAAGACGACGACGAAGACGAAGACGAAGACGGCGGCGAACGCGACAAGAAAATAAGTACCGACTGTGAAAAAAAGAATGATGATAACCGCGATACTGATGAAGACTGTGAAAAGGAGAGCGACAGCGAAATGTCATCTTATACCGATTACAGCGACGACGAGCAGATTATCGTAAAAATCAAAGATTTCCCGATCCAGGCAATTTTACTTGAAAAATGCGTCAGCACGCTTGACCATATTATGATGCGAGACGAATTAACAAAAGAAGAATGGATGTCGCTTTTGTTCCAAGTAATTATGACACTCGTCATTTATCAAAAAATGTTTGCTTTTACACACAACGACCTTCACACGAATAACATCATGTTCGTTGAAACGACCGAAGAATTCATTTACTACTTATATGACGGTCAACATTACAAGGTTCCAACCTATGGTCGCATTTTCAAGATCATCGATTTCGGCCGCGCGATCTACAAATTCCGCGGAGAGCTGATTTGTAGCGACAGTTTTCACCCCAAGGGCGACGCAGCAACCCAATACAATTTCCCCCCGTATTACAACCCAGAAAAACCAACGGTCGAACCGAATTATAGTTTCGATTTATGCCGTTTCGCCTGCGCACTTTTCGACTATTTCATTTATGACCTACACAAGGTAGAAAAGCTGTGTAAATCCGACCCGATTATAAAGTTGGTTGTGAAATGGACAACAGACGACAAGGGGCGAAACGTCCTCTACAAATCAAGCGGTGAGGAGAGATATCCCGATTTCAAACTCTATAAGATGATATCACGGTCGGTTCATGGCCACATTCCCGCAAAGGAAATCCACAATCCGCTCTTTAACGAGTACAAAATCACACATAAAAAATATAAGAAACACGCATCGATGTCGGCGAAATTCTTGAAAGAGGGAAAAAATACACATATCTTGATTGATGTTGATGGATTACCATGCTATTGTGAAACCTCTCTATAAATCACTTATCAATCCTTCTGCTTTTGGTCACGACAACGGCGACTTTCAAGAAACATCGCTCGATGCGCAGGAAGTCCATTCTTCGCGATGAACTCGATATTGCGCATCGTCCATCCCATGCTCGCACCAGAATGCCCGACCTCCATATGATTCTGAACCTGAGTAACGATATCGTCGTGTCCTGCGCTGAACTGGAACCCGTGGCCTTCTGGTGGGCTATACTCTGAGAGATGCTTCCATACGTTGATTTCTTTGGACTTGACTTGTTGTAATTGACCCGCGCGAATGATTGCGCGCATTCCGTCACGAATCATATCTTCTGACCACTTGTCATTTAAATAAGATAGGTCGCATTTGCTAACCGATCTTATAGTAAGAGGCCAATACATGGCCGCGGCGTCGGTGTCGGCGTCGGTCTCGGTGTCCATTTCGACGTCAGAAACAGGTTCTGGCGCAGGGACGATAGTCGGAGTATCAGAACCTGTTGCGGGCATTTTAAATATACGAATGAACCAGCGAATGAATGAATAAATCATAATCATGCCTTTATCTTCAATATAAACATAACGGAATCAATTTTATGTTTATAGTAAAAAATAGTATTCTTATTACTTTACGACGACGACAACTTAAAGAGACGCAACTAACTTATCGAACGCCATTTTTTTGAACACGCCCTTGTTTACTTTGTTTTTGAGCTCGGTATGTTCACACATTTTCGCTTGAGTGATGATGAGCTTTGACAGTTTATCTGGGTTAAGCCGCTCACAAAGACCGACGACAAACCCGATGGCAAGATTTTCGGTTGTATTTGAGATTGTGATGTTGATATGGTTGGGTGATGTTTCCATCCAGTCAATGATGAACTTGATGACGACCCCGCAATCAGGGGTATTCGTTCCACGAGGGCGGATGATGAAATGGTTTATCATATCCGCGCGTAGGTTAGTGTTCAGAAGTCTTATAATTTCGGTCATTGACACGCCCCCAGCATGCGACCCCCTCCGACAACCATTCCAAAATGGAGTAGGATGATTTCCAATCATTACATCATATGTTGCTGCCCCTGCTTCAACGAATTTTATGAAATTGGTATTGAAATTTATAAAGTCCACCCTACTTCCATACGTGTCGTTCATTGCTGGGGAGAAAACCGCCTCTCGAAACTTGAACAGTTGTTGGACTTGTTGTTCCAAAACAGCCAACCTCTCTTTCGTTTCTCTCAGTTCATCACGCAGTTCATCGATAACCCGATTGTCTTCCACAAGTGGCGGCGCACTAGGAACAAGGCCAATCGGATGACCCGGAACAACACCGGATGCTTCGAATACGAGTTTTCCACATTCAACTTTCATAGTTCCATAGCAGCCGGATTCGATTGTTGATAACAATTCTCTCGACATCTCTGATGTAAAGGTGATAATGATGTATAATACTCAATCACATACTATTTCAATCATTTACTATTTCAATTTTATCTCTTCACACCCGCGCCGCGATCTTATCTAGGATGACGCCAACAATAACACCAAGTGTCAAGCTGCCGGATACAAACCCGACAATCGCGGTAATAATCGTGACGACCCATCGTCTGTCAAATGATTGCGGTTTGAATAAACTATCCCAGTCGCCGGTTTTATAAACGACCAGCAACATGACGCCGACTACCGCCGCAATCGGTATTTCGTTGATCGCGCGTCCAAAGAATAGACATATGACGATAAAAAGCACGCTCGTTATCACAGATGAAAACTGGGTTTTCGCGCCGTTTGCTAAATTCAGCTTGCTCTGCCCGACCAACACACAACCGCCGAACCCACCGGTCAGCCCTGTAGCAACATTTGCGATACCTTGGACGATACTCTCGCGAAATGAATCGCCTTTAATACCGAGTGCGCTCTCGGCATCCCTCACCATAATCAACGATTCCAATAAACCGGTAAATGCCATCGCAACTGAAAAAGGCAGCATTTTCATAAGATGATCAACGTCATAATTGATTTTACCAGGATAAATACCCTCGATGGAAATAAGAGAAGGTAATTCTGAATCTATCGCACCGTTATCTTTCACGCGGTCAATATTGTAATATTGCGTAAATATGTAAATAAACGCTGTTATCGCAAACATCGAAACAAGACCGCCGGGTATATGGATATGTTGGTCGGTGCTGTGCGTAATTTTAATAACACCGAAAAATGCTATCAACGTAGATATGATCGTGAATAGAGTCGTATTCGCCATTTTAAGCCCGGTGAACCATTTATGTTCCTTATCTTTGAAATTATCGAGTTGATGAACCGCGATAAGACCGGCCAACGCAATCAAAAATCCAGACATGATATGTTTTGGAACATAAGTGATGTACTTGTACAACCCTGTCATCGCCGCTACTATCTGGATAACCCCGCCAGCGATAACCGTTGGAATAATGTATTCTTTCCCGAGTAAGGTGGATACTCCAGCGATGGAAGTGGCTACTGCCGCGGTGGAACCCGAAATCATCGTTGGCATACCGCCGAATAATGATGTAATGAGAGACATGACCATCGTATTTTGAATGCCTGTATTTGGCGACAATCCCATTATGAATGCGAATGCGATGGATTCGGGAATCAATAAGAGCGCAATCGTGAGTCCCGAGAGAAATTCATTCACGAGTAATGTGGGCGATGCGGATCTAACGGCATTCATAATAACGAGAGTTTATATAATATAAACATATTTTCTGTTATTATATATCGATATTGTATAGTCATTTTATTCAAGAATGTTATGCGCCTCAACCAAACGCGATACGATTACCATCGAAGGTACGACGTATGACATCACCGATTTCAAACACCCTGGTGGGAATATTATCAATTACGCGAAGAATTCTCCCGACGCAACCGAAATATTCAACGAGTTTCATTATCGGTCAAGTAAGGCTAAAAATGTCCTACGTTCGCTTCCGCATTATAATGATGGTGATGGGTCAGAAATAACGTCATCTCCTACACCTCCGGTGGAACTTACCCAACAACAGCAAGAAATGACGGCCGATTTCCGAGAGATGCGTGCCACCCTCGCGGAACAAGGATGCTTTGAACCCGACTATATTCACGTTTATTTCCGATTTCTTGAACTCGCATTTTACTTTGGAATGGGAACGTGGCTTGCGTCTTATAATATATACGCATCGATTCTCTCGTTCATCGCATTTAAGACGCGTTGTGGTTGGGTTCAGCATGAATGCGGGCATCTCAGTTTTACAGGAATCCGTGCGTTCGACCGCGCAATCCAGACCTTCACGATGGGGTTCGGCGGAGGCGTTAGTTCGTCCGTATGGAATTCGATGCATCAAAAACATCACGCAACACCGCAGAAAATTAAGCATGATATCGACCTAGATACAACACCATTTGTCGCATTTTTCGACAGAGCTTTTGAAGAAAATACGAATGGTAGAGTAGCCGCACGGTTTATGAAGCGATGGTGGATGCGTTTCCAAGCATGGACGTTTTTGCCCATCGTCAACGGCGTCTTCGTCCATTTATTTTGGATGTATTATCTTCATCCGAAGAAGGTATTTCACCGGTTCTCTTCGGCAAGAACGAGAGAAGTATGGCTCGAAACTGCGTTTGAAGTAATATGTATGTCATTATCCCATATCATCATTCCTCTTATTTTTTCGAATTATGGTGGATATGGCTTGACGTACTCCTATTTTCTTCTGATGGTCGTGAATTATTGGAACTTCATCTATCTATTCGGCCATTTCTCTCTCTCACATACATTTACTGGCGTTATTCCTGAAGACAAACATCTTCTTTGGTTTGAATACGCTGTTCACCATACGGTAAATATTTCGAACAAATCCGCGTTGGTTACATGG